ACCTTCTCCGCCCCGGGCAAGGCGTAGTCCACCATGCCAGCAGCATCGGATGCAGCGTACAGATTCCAGAACTGCTGCCACCGTTGAACCGTCGGCTCCTCTCGGAGCTTCACGCTCGCAGCCTCGAACAGCAGGAAGCACACATCACCACGCTGGGGGATAGGCCCGGCGTGTGCCAAGCACAGATCCACGTCAGCCAAGTCACGCAGCTTGCGGAACTCCATGAGCGCAAGCCCGTTGCCCTTGCCGACGAGACCTGACAAGCACATCTCCATCACCTCGAACGGAGCATGCACGGATTCACATGCAGCCAGCACGCGTTCCACCCATGTCCAGGTGCGAGGGCAGGCGACCGGTGTATTGACGCAGCGGATATCCTGGTCATCCTCGTAGGCTTCCGGGTTGGAGGACAAGAAGGCGTCCACCAATCCAGCAGCAGCAGGGATGTGAGACTCCCAATCGTCAGGGAGAATCAGAAGCTCGGGGTCAGGGAATCCCTGCGCCTTGCTTCTACGCCAGAAGTCCAGCGGCAAACGCCACCGACGCTCGGACTCGAACCCCAACCACAGATACCGTGAGGCAGTGGGAGGCATGATGTCCGTGGCATTGGGCGCGATGTCCGGAGGATTCATCGCAGCGATGAACCGTGTCTCCGAGGGCAGACGCACATCTCCCACCAGCTTTGACTGGATGACCGTGAGCATAGCAGCACGCACCAGCGGAGAGCAGGTGTTTAGCTCGTCAAAGAAGATGACGGGAATCTGCCCGCGTCCAGCAGCAGCGATAGCTTCCCGGAACACATGACCGGGCAGCTTGACTACAGTTTGCTCGCCCGTGTCCGGGTCAGTGACAAGCACAGGCATTCCAAAGTCTGTGCCAGGGTCACACTGTGTGCCGATGATTGTCCCACAGAAATGGTAGCCGAGTGAACGACACATTCCTTCTGCGATTTCGGTTTTCCCTACGCCGGCAGGGCCGACGAGGAGCGTAGCAATACCAGCTTGAAGACTCAAGCCAGCAGCCAGTCCCATATTGAACAGTTGCATTTTGGTTTTTTCCTTTCCGTCAACGGCATTGTCGAACGGCCAGAGCCCACACGCCGTGAAGCGTGTGGACTGTAGCTATGGACAATCAACCTTGTGCTGCGTAGCAGATGTGCCCCATCTCACGGGCAGCCATTGCAATCCTCTTCTCAGAAGAGAGCGTCTTCCACCAGACTGGATTGATCCAGACACGCCGATGCCCATCGGTCAGCATCCCGTAGGCAGACGGGGAACCCTCGTGGAAAGTGATGCTCTCCAATACTCCCGTTGGGATGGGGCCTGGAAACGCTTTCCGTGCGGCAGCGTTCGTCGCCAGTCGTTCATATGCTGTCAGCATCACACACCTCCTTGGGCAGGGAGAGCGTTGTCCAGGAAATCCCGTAGCTCCAGGAGGGGATCGTCCTGGTCAAGATAGGCGTCCATGCTTTCCACTGTGATGTAGTGGACGTATTCAAAGAAGCCTTCCACACGGACGTACTCATCGCGGCACCACTTCACACGGTAGAGGTAGAAGAACAGACCACGAATCCAGTTGGGTCCAAAGTCCTTTCCAGGAATTTCATCCTGGTCTTCCACGTCATAGCCTGGAGCAACACGCAACAGGTAGAGAATAGAGCGCAGCATCACACACCTCCCTGGGCCAGCGCCACAAGAGCACTGCTGAATAGTTCAAGAAAAACCAGGAGCGCACAGCACCCCATGGCAGCGTCAGCGATATCGAATCCTCGATTGTTCATCCTTCACCTCCCATTTCCCTGATTACCCAGCCTGTCTCCGGGCTCCATTCCCTCACAGTTTTGGAGAATGCGTGGTGGTGAACCCAGTATTTTTCCATGTCGGAGAGCAAGACGTGCTTGGTTGCTCCTGTTTGGTTGTTGGTCAGCAGGAAGCACGGCTCGTTGTCGAGGCTGGTGCCACTGATTGTCCACGTTAGCTTTCGGCTGCTAATGTTTCGGACAACATCACCGATCCCGTAGTCGTGGGTGGTCACTTGTCACCTCCCTGGGCAGCGTCAATCTCCTCATCCCAGCAGTCGTCACAGGCTATGGCGTCTGCCCGTCCTGGACTGTAGAAGAACCCGAGGTCACACACCTCACAGGTTGCGTCGGTAGCGGGGTAGTCAAACTCCGCATCTTGCTTTGCCTGCGCTGGTGTGCGCTCATCGGGCAGGTAGCCCGCGTAGTAGAACGAACCGGGGTATCCGTGGTTGTAGGGGAGACTCATGGCAAGTCCATCCTTTCCCGGGCCAGCACAGGAGCGACAGGCTCCGGCTCCTCGGGCGTGGCAGCTTCAGCGAAACGAGTGTGGCTGAAGTTAGGATTGTGGTTGCGACACATCACACCGAACGCATGCACGAGGTGTTCTCGTACAGGCGTCGGCATCTCCGTGTCGTGCAGAATCTCTGCGATATCTTTGAAGTGCATTCGGGTCATGGTTCTTTCCTTTCCGTCTGTAGTAGAACGGGAGAAACGCACAGCCCCCCACCCTGGGCTGTGCGCTGCGCTCGTCCGGCTACCTGCGTTCGAACGCTACAGCGTCGATGCAGTCCTGTACCAGTGAACCAACGTCAGCCCACGAGAGGCCAGCGTCCGCAGCGCACGCTTTCATCTGGTCTACGGATTCCGGCGCGAACACTTGCGACAGCGTCTCGTGTTCCAGCAGCCGCCGGGCCAGTCGGCGGGCAGCACGTTCGTTACACTGTGTGGAGCGGTCAACGTGCAGCCCGGTGGCAGCGTGAGAGACACGCCAGCCAGCGTGGCGATTGTTGTTGGGACCGTCGCCAGCCTCATTGACAGGGCGATGGACTACCAGTGGTCCCAGCGCAGCGCATGGCATGGTGATTCGCCCATCTTGCAGCGAGATTTCAAAGGACGCACGATTATTGAAGCGTGTCATGACACCACCTCGGGCTCATCGGCAGCGCCATCGCTGTCACTGTCAAGCGCAGCGTGATTCGGCTCGCCGTCGGCCACATCCTTGTAGCCCATGTTTACCAGCGTCATGTAGTCCACGCAGTCGAGGATCTCTCCGATTCTTTCGTTGTACATTGTGCTTCTTTCCTTTGCTCCCTATCCAGGAGCGGTATCGTTCTGGTAGTAGAACGAAAGCAGCGCATACAGGCTAAGCCCGTATGCCCTGCGCTCGGTCGGCTACACACCCGTGAGAGATTCAACGTGTCGCTCTACCAGGAGCATGGCGCGGGCGGATACCTCACACCGCAGGAGGCCAGCAGCATTCCGCAGGCCACCGCCATAGATTGATTCCCGGTACTGTTCCCGCATTCTACGGGCATACCAAAGGAGCGCGTCCGTATCGGTGACGAGGCAAGCGATTGTCTTGTCAGCTTCCGCAGTCGCCAGCACTTGCAACTGCTCGTGCGTGTACTGGCCCTTGTTGTCGTCGCAGTCTCTCAAATGGTACATGCTTCTTTCCTTTGGGCTATCCGGCCCGTGTGAACGGCAGCGGGGATGCTACCGTAGCTCTACTATCACATGTCAGTAGAACCATGGCAACCCAGGCAGCGCGATAGCTGCGTGGATTGTCATCGCCCGACTGCCATTGACGGCAGCGCGAATAGAACGAGAGAGAATCTTGTGAGCGGCAGCGGCAGCGCGATAGCAGCGGCAGCGCGGGTTGCGCTCGTGTCCGGAGCCATGTGGCAGACTACGTGAAACGCGAAAGGGCCCCCCCAGTTTCCCGGGGGGGCTTTCTTTCTACTTGGCTGCTGCCGCAATCGCTTCTGGGGGAAGCCCCAAGCACTCCGCGATCTCATCGATTGAGAGGGTTTCGCGGTACTTGGCGATCATCGTCTCCAGGGCGCTCTTAGCGCGTCCCTTCTCTTGGTTGGCCTTCTCCGCTGCCGTGATCTTCAGACAGTCTCGGAAAGGCGATCCCGCTGTATCCATCCAGCGATCCAAGCGCTGTGTAGACACCCGGAACGCTCCGATCCGGGCTACCTCCAGGCCGCCGACCTTGACCCGGAAAACCGCGCCGTCGCGTTCTACCCGGCAACCGTCCGCCACGTATTCCAGCCTGGCGGGAGCGATTCCCTTGCCCTTGCTGGAGACCCGCGCGTCTTGCCAGCCCGTAGCGGGCTGGTCTGCCTTGCTCGTGTCGCCAGTGGGCGAGTAGAGCGAGAGGTACGCGGGAGACTCCAGGCTGTGTCGGCTGCAGTAGCCCTCTACCGCCTGGGCTTCTGTAGTGCTCACGGGAGACCCGTAAAACACTCGGAGAGACCAGCCGTCCCCAGATAGGGCCAGCGTCCCGCCTTTGTGTCCGGCGTCAATCTCGCGACTAACGGCGGCTACCAGATGGTCACTGCCACGGATCGCCAGGGGAGTGAGGAACCGTGCTCCTGTGAGAGCGGCTACCTTGCGTGCTGTTTCTTGCTTCTTGTTCATCGCTTCTTCCTTGCCCCTTGCGGGGCGTATGCGCAGCACAGGCGAGCCCCCAGAATAGGGGCGCACGCGTACCGCGCGTTGTCTCGTCTATTCGCGTTTCAATGAATCGGGCCCCGCGCGGATCCTGCGCGTCGGCAGGGGGGGCCCGCACTCATGGTCACATATGGTGAGGGGGGGTCGCTGATATGAGATGTCAAATCGATGTCAACGGATGAAGTGTCAGGTGTCACGTGATACCCCACCCCACCCCTTGACCTGTCCAGACCGACCGAGTGTGCGCGTGTACCGAGGGGGCATCCCCCCCGAAGGGGGGTGGTGGTGGGCCGTTATATCCCCCCTCTCACACGCGACCTGTTTTTGGCAGTCTAACGAGCCCACGATTACAGTAGACAGGTGGATTGCTCTCTCCCAGGGGACGCGTGGACGCATTTGCTGTACCATCCAGCGTTTGAGGGAGGTCCCCAGGCGAAGTTTGTGGTGGCGGGGGCCGTTTGGCTGGAGATTGCGGTCGGCTTTGGGCTTTCCATGCCGTGGACGACGGCGAGGTTCCGTGACAAGTGGACGAAGCCGTTCAGGAGGAAGCAACGGGTGATCCGGGCGCAAGTTCTCGGGCACGAGGCGTTTACGGAGGCGGTTTACGCGGAGACGTTCGGGGTAGCGCCGGAAGAGTGGACGGAAACGCTACGGGAGGCTTGGAATCCTTTGGAGGAACCTCCATCTCCGTATGAGATGGCGGCACTGCTCCTCAATGACGGGAAATACTGGATTGGGGCGAAAGGGAAGGACAGGCCGATGGCTTCCCACAAGAGTTCCCTGTATTGGTGGCTGGTGGGCATCCCCGCTCATGTGATGGAGCAGGTAGCCCCGGGATGGGAGGAAGAAGCGGCTTACGCCATCCGATGGCTGTTCCAAAACACCCCTCGCTTCACCCTTTGGGCTATCGGCGTCGATTTACGCGTCGTAGCGATGGGGAGTCGGGCACAGATGCGGAGGATCATGGTCCCTCACGCCAATCACCAGAAGTACCTGAAGGAAATGGTTGGCAAACCACTGGTACAACACGTACTCTCGACAGGTCAACGGATTGCTCCTGCACCCCGGGCTCTTCCTAATCCTGCACCTCTTTGGGCTCCTCCCTCGGAAGGTGTTGACAACACAAGGCCCCCCGAGTCCAAATGGGTATGGAACCACGAGCGTCGTCTTAGAGGATATAGGAAGACAGCTTGGGATATATTGGAACGGTACAAGAAAACTGGAGTCCAGTTTTAGGAGAGGGCATGGAAGACGAAGCTGACGGGCGAAGCATGTACGACATCTTTGCTGACCTGGAGATTGAGGAGCAAGAGGAGGAGGTGGCCATGGAAGTGGAAGCCGCTCCTGTGGAGGAGACAACAGAAGTCGCCCTTTCCGCTACGAGTCTCCTCTCTTCGGAGGAGATTGACAGGCTCCTTGGGCTGGACGAGGTCCTACCCGTCGCGTTCCTCAAGGAGAATGCGGACAAGATGCACTCGACGGACGCCATCGTAGACTTCGCCACGACGGTCTGCATTGACCTCGCCCAGGGCAATCTGAAAGCGAGGGAGTCATCGGAGATGCGCCGCTGGGCTGAACTCATGTACACATGCGTTCTGGCCGGTGAGGGCGGGGCTCAAAACACCCAGGTCAACTACGTTGGGCAGCTTATCCAGTTGGCTGGAGTCGCCCCCGTTGAAGAGGCTTCCCTTGGGCAGCCCAGCAAGCAGGTTATCAAAGTTCAAGACGCCATCCTCGATGGCACCACCACCCGCCAGAAGAAAGCGCAAGGAGAGTAGCTGTGCCCAAACCCGATAACTTTTTGAAAGAGATGCGTGAGGCAGCCGCTAAGAAAGCCCTGCCCCCCGTAGATGTGAAGTCCGGTCCCGAAGCGGAACGCTATCCCGGAGCGGACTTTACAGTCGCTCAAGCCTCCACTCCGGCTGGGGGGGAAACGAGGTCGGAAGCAGCCATGGGCCACACTCTAAATCCCTCGATAGAGAGGGAAGATTGGCACGACAAGTTTCAGGCGACATGGGGAGAACGGTTCGGAGAGGATGCGGGCGAACTCTTCTCGAACGCAGGCAAGTTTATCGAGTTGGGGATCATCCCCGAAGACTCGGAGTTCGCTCAAATGTACCGTGCGATGGACCCCTATGACAAAGCTATCAGCGAGGCTCACGAGGGAAGACGAGCCTTCGGGGAAGAGTTTCCCGCCCACAAGGCGGCTGCGGAGAAGGAACACGAGGCGAGGGGAGTTCCCTATCCAGCCCGCAGTGAAGCCAGAGAAAAGAGAGTAGCCGCCCAGAAGAAAGCCCGAGGAGAGTAGCTGTGGCCGACGAGGTTTACTACCATGTCACTCGAACAGCGAATCTCCCGAAGATCGCAGAGCGCGGCATTGTAGGGATGCAACCCACAAACTTCGTCAACCCCTCGGGCCAAAGGCTCGGGGAGCTTGGTAAGATTTACGCCTTTTCTGACTATAAGGATGCTGTCCAGTTTGCCTCTGAAATGGACTGGCAGGCACACGGGGACCTGGGTACGGGGAAGGTCTCCATCATTGCTCACAAACCCGGGGCCCCTGGCGGCAACCCCTGGGAGACAGATCCCGATACTCAGCTTTTCCAGAAGAGTGGGTTGAGGGCACAACGCCGCGTCCCTATCGAAGATATCCTCGGGGCGGAACCCGTCGATATGAGCCTTATCAAGAACCTTTCGGAGGGGGGAGGTTCAATCGATCCCCCCACTACAAGACTCCAACCCCTGATAAAGGGAGTAGCTGTGCCTGATGAAAAAGACCTGATCGATAAGCTGGATCACGCTCTGACAGGTATGCTGTCTGGTTGGGACGAACCGGCACTCTACGGTGATGTTGGTGTCGAAGATGATGCAGCAGTCGGCTACTTCGATGAGGCTTTCGATCAGGCGCACGATCCCAACATAAATCCCAGACACCGTCTATCTATGGGGGGCTGGTCCGATAGGGACATTGACGATCTCGCAGAAGCTTTCGGTGGAGAGCAAGAACTGAACGAGGCTCTTGAAAATCGCTATGAACAACGAAGAGAGAAAGTAAGAGATTTCAGCCCCGAAGGAACTCGGAAAGCCCGAGAACGGGCAGCCAGGGAAGCAGGCAAAGCGTTGAAGTTTGGAAGAAAGGCCGGGCTCAAGGCCATCCCACTCGCTGGTCTTGCAGCGGAGTTCGCTGACATCCCCGAGGCAGAAGCCGGGACGATGGGTTCGGAGTTTGAGAGTGCCCCCGAGGCAAGAGCCAGGCAACAGCGGGACATTGAATCTGAAGAGTTCCTGGCCGAGCAGCCAGGATATGAGCCGGAGGGAACTCCTCCAGCCTGGGCAGACCCCGAATGGGAAAGGCAGCGGCGGTTTGGCGACGAGCCTGAAGAAGAAGCGGACTACTCCCCAGAAGGAACTCGGAAGAGTCGAGATGCAGCGGCCAAGAAGGCCATGGAGAAGTAGCCTTGAGAGCGCCCCTATATATAACTGTCCTATTCCACTGAACGCATGAGCAGTAAACCCGGTCCAAACCAAGCAGCCCAGGCAAAGCGGCTGTTGAACACGCTGCGCTCTCCGGCGCATGCGCTACCTGCCTTTGGGCAAGTGCATGATCAGGAGACGGCGAGATTCGTACCCTACCGGGCCCAGGCGATCACCAACGCTCTACAGCCGACCATCCTCGACTACATGAGCAATCCGCCCAGGCTCCCAACGGGGGAAACACAGTTCCTTACTCTCCTGGGCTATCGACAGGGCGGGAAGTCCCTGTCGGTCGAGTACGCTGCGTACTGCAAGGCGGCCTACATCCCGGGCTGGGATCATGTGGCGATTGCGGATAACAGGGACCGCGCCGAGTACCTGCACAAGAGAGTTCACCATCTACACCAGCGTTGGCCAGAACAGCTTCGCTCCAAGACACTTCCCACGAGGGAGAGTCGCCAGCTTACGTTCGACCCAAGCCAAGGCGGCAAGATGCGTATCTTGTCTGCGGAAGCCGGAGCGGTGGGTGTTGGTCAGTCTCCTGATTCTTTCCACGCAAGCGAATGCCATCTCTGGTCTGATTTCAATGGGTCGATGTTCCTCATCAACCCGTCGCTCATCAACCGGCGGGAGGCGCTCGTCGTCTTCGAGGCGACTCCTTGGGAGAGGAACTGCGCGTGGCATGAGCATTACTTGATGGCCAAAGCGGGGGACGGGCGGCACGTCGCTCACTTCTTCCCCTTCTGGGATGGGCTGCTAAATCAGCGCCCCTGGCCCAAAGAGTGGACGCTGGAGAACGAGGAGGTTGACCTCCTGAATCGCTACGGCTCTTCTGGGCTTACCAAGGAGAACCTTGCGTTCCGCAGGTTGTTGATGAACTCCGACCCGGAGATTCGACGCCATCCCGAGATGTTCCCGGTGATGTACCCGTTCGATGATGTGTCCTGTTGGACATCGGCTTCCGCTGGAGCCATCCCCCAACACGCGTTGGAGAAGCACACGAAGGCTCACCTTATTCCTTGGGCTGGGCCTCTGGGCATCTACGAGGAGCCCCAACCCGAGGCGATTTACGCCATCGGAGTTGACCCGAGTGGATATGCTGCCCGAGACCATGCGGCGTTCCATGTCTTCAAGTGCTGGCGGGATGATTGGACGCAGGTGGCGACGTTCGCCGCTCACATCGACCCCTTGAAGTTCACGGACCAAGTTGAGAAGATTGGGATGCGCTACAACAAGGCGCTGGTTGTCGTGGAGTCCAACGGCGTCGGGCAAGCAGTGCTCTCGCTTTTGGTAGAGCGGGGTTACCCGAATCTCTACTATGAAGCCAAGTTCAAACCGGGCTTCACAAGCACCAGCAAAAGCCTCGATCAAGCAACAGGTTGGCTCATTGATGCGCTCCTTGATGACCTTACTCTCCACGACAAGGATACGGTCGAGCAGCTTCAAAGCTATAAGAACGACAAACGCACCGAGGAGTCAGCCAACGCGGAGATTCTCCGTCGTGGGCCAAATACGCGCAGACGTGAGCGTCATCACTGGGATAAGGTCTCCGCGCTCATCATGGCTACGGTCGCTGCCCGGGCTGTCCCCTGCCGGGAGCGCCCAGGGGCAGAGCCGAAGTCAGACAACCTCATCATGTTCACAGGTATGAGTTACGATGAGCAAGAGCAGTACAGGAAGAAGGTCACCACTGACCGGAAACCTGCACGCTCATCTCGGGCTAAGTACCGATCTATCCGACGGAGGAAGAGATAATGTCTATTACGGCCGCAGCAGCAGTAGCGTCCCCGATTATAAAGAAGGCAGCGATTTCTGCTGTGGGTTCTCTACTAAGCAAGCAGGGGAAAGGGGGAGAGGACGGGAAGGGGAAGGAGAACGTCGCCGCCCAAGAGATTGCCCAGAATGAGCAAGCCAAGCTCGCCGCTCGGTCCAAGCCTCCCTCGGATGAGGAAGTCCGCCAGCGGATGCAGAAGTCTCTGGCCCAGTCAGCTCAAAACCTGCAGAAGGCATACTAATGAGCCAGCTTACTCTCCCTATGTTCGACCCCATCAAAGTTGGGATAACGGCCCACGCAGATGGGAAGCACAAGTTCGCCATCGAGCGCGTCCCGGGCCAAGATGCGATGCTCGTCAGACGCGACCACGGAGAGAGCATCACCATTCCTATGAGCATGCTCGCTCAGGGCAAGACTATCGCAGAGGCGTACGAGGAGCTTATCGGTGGCGAAGGTTGACACCAGCCGCCGTGACCAACGGCAAGACGCGGCTAAGCAGGCCATTCTCAAAGACCTCCTAAAACAGAGGCTTGTAGAACTTGCCGAGGCTGGGTTCGTCATCTCTATTGGCGGGGCGGCCTACAATCGTCTCCTCCAATCCCTGGGCGAGGCCGCCGAGATGGGGGGTGTTGATGTAGAAGCTCTCCTTCGTGACCCAAAGCTGATGCAGGACTTCAGCACCGCACACATCGCAGGGAACTGGGAGCAGATGGAGAAGAACTGGCTTCGGGCTCAACTCCGTAAAGGAGTCTTCAAGCAGAGCCCCGAGTCTGCCAGTAAGTTTCAGATGAAGATCAAGATGGGGCTAATCAATGATGGCCGCCACAAGCTCCAAGAGCAGCTTGAAGAGAGAGGAGAAGAGAAGCCCAACCTTCGAGAGGCTCGCCAGGAGTTCTTCCTCGGGCGAAAGCAAGTACGCCAGTGGCATGACGTAATCGCATCAGTAACCGCCCTGGACGCTACGGATTCGGCTACTTGGATGGCCCTTGAGGAAGCGGCGGACTCATACCGGCATGAGGAAGGGGCTAAGATCCTCAACAATCGAATCCGGTATCTCAAGCCCCCAGACATGCCTGAAGGATTGTGGAAAGAGCTTCTTGAAGCCAAAGCGGGGCAGCTTTTCCATTTGATGGAAGACCCTCTTGAACTCCTCACGGAGGAAGACAAGACCAACCTCCGGCTTCAGACTCGGGCTGCCCAGGAGTGGGGGAGGGCACTCAAAGTTGCGGAAGGGACATCACCGGGGGGGATGAGCCCAAGGCTCCAACGCTACTCCGAGCAGCAGCAACGACTTTCGCAGATGGAGACGGGACCGGGCCGGGGTGGGGGCCAACTGCTACCAGGGGAAATGGCATTCAATCCAGCCATCTCCACTCGACCCAGCGTGCGAGCCTCTCAGTTTATCCCTGAATACTACAACGCCATTCGAGGGAGAGGAATCACCGAGGCTTGGCGGAACAACGTAGACCCCGAGTTTCTCAAGAAGCTTCAGTTTGTGCATTGGACCCGTGACCCCGAAGAGATCGCAGACGCCATGTCGGGGAAGCCGGACTTTGTCGGGGGGGGATGGGATGCAGAAGTTCCATACGGCGCTCGACTCGAAGATGATATCTCCGCTCATGCTTATCTGAAAGAAGGCCCAGAAGGCTTCGGAGGACCGAGATTCCATTCGGGCATAAGAGCAGTAGGACTTGTTCTTGAAGGGGATGTAAACTTCATTGGGAACTTTGATATCTATTCAGCCCCCACACAGGGGCTGGGGCCCCTCGGTGAAGAGCATCACCCAGCACTACGGCCCGCTACCAGCCGCAAAACTGGGATACCCATGGGGCAGCGTAGATGGGTAAGCACACACCCCACCAGTGCCGAACAGTTTGGGCATTCTCCCATCCTACCAGTGCTGGATAAGGAGACGTTCCTGACGACCGAGCAGAAGGCGGGGGAAGTCGGAGGTAAAAAAGCATCATCCGCAGGGAAGGTCAACGAGGCCCTCCTGGGCAACACCGAAGTCGTTGGAGTCGTGATTCCACACGAGGAGATTCGAGAATACTACGACCAGAACTTTTCCCAACGAGGGACCGCTCGGACCATGGCCCAGGAGGCGGCGCAGGTAGCGGAGCGATTTCAAGTTCCACTCCTCGGGCTCGATAAGAAACCCCTCCCCCCTGTCGAAGTGTGGCTTCCTACTGACACTCCTGCTGACAAGCTTGCGGTCAAGTTGGTGCAGTCTCTTCAACGGCGGGTGCAGGCACCGGTTGCCGCCCTGGAAGCTAAAAAGTCGAAGAAAGAGATTGAAGAAGCCTTGAAGGCAGCCCACTTGCAGCAGGATTATCGGACTGTAGCACGACTCGCTGCGCCCATCTCCGGAAAGGCAGACGCCGCTATACTCAACTCTCCAGCTTTTCGAGGAGCATGGGAGAACGCGATTCGGGAGAAGGAAGACTATTTCCGGGCGAGGAAGGTCTACTTCCCTGACTATTGGGATGGGGAACAGTGGGCGGGCCACGTCAAAGCCGCGTATGCGGCTCATGGGGACCCGGCGGCCCTGCTGACCGACATTCTTGAGATTCCAGTTGTGGCGGGCTGGGAGACGTGGGATGAGAAAGTCCCGGAGCGTTCGATCAAATACAACAGGACGCTCTACGGCTTCCTCAAGAATCTCCAGCCTCTCCGAAACGAGATTGATCTTCCCGCGCATCCCCAAAAAGAGTTCGCTTCAGCGATTGCTTGGGATAATGCGATTGAGGATGTTCACACCATCCCCAAGATAGCGGCAGACACATCCCGTCTCTGGAAAGACCGGCAACGCAGTATCTTGCGTATTCTTGAAAGGGCGGTCTTTATCCAAGAAAACTTTGATTGGATCAAAGTGGGAAACGCTGGCGCTTCCACCGAGTTTCCCTTTCCCGAATCTCTCAAATATGCGAGTAGATATGCGATCCCCGGAGCAGAGGAGCATGGCCCAATCGTCCGTGGGATTCAACAGTATTGGAGTAAGCGGGACAACGCCGTCAAGCATATCGCAGACAAGATTGGGGACAAGCCAACTGGCCTTGTCAAACAGGCTCCCGCAAAGGTAGTTCCCCAAACCAAGGCTGCGCCTCAAACCCCTCGGGCTAAGGCCGCGCTTCCAGCGCCGGAGCCCACCCCGGGCAAGCCACCCCCGAAGGGTGTTGATCCTGTTGGGCGTTGGTTGAAAGAGGTTCCTGTAAAAGCCCAGGCGGGGACTGCCTATGAAGCGATCAAGGCGAAGTCACCTGAAATGCTCCGCGCCCCGGATGTTGCAAAGGCCGTTCGAGATGGGGATCGGCTGATGGAGGCCGCGAGGGCAGCCGAGGACGCCGGCAATCTCCCTCGGGCTAAGCAGTTGCGCCTCACAGCGGAGCGCCAGTTCCTTTCATTGGAACGCCTCGCCAAAGTGCGGGGGGGCATACGAACTGCGGGAAAAGTTCTCAACTATGCGACCCTCCCGATTGTCGCCCTCGAAGCTTATGGTATGACCAAGCAAGCAGTGGAGGAGGGGCCAGGAGCAGTTGCGCGTCAAGTTGCAGAGGGAGCAGAAGAAACTGGCCGCGCTATTGGCCGGGTTCTTCTGCCCAAGGCGGCCGAAGAGGCGCTTGGTCTTGACGAGCCGGGCACACTCCGGAAGGAGCGGGGCCGCGAGGCGATGGAGCAGATTCAAGCGGAAATCCAAACCCAAGCGCCGGACGAAGAGGCTGTGGAGTTCTTTGAGCAAGATTCCCAGCAGCCCATCCAGAGCGGATGGGGATACTTGGGAGCAAGTGATCCATTGCACAAGCAACGCCAAGATGCCATTAGGAAGGCAATGGCTAAGGAATAATGATGCTCGACAAGAAGCAAGTCAAAGGTCTCATCGAGACTCACAAGGGCAAAGCCCAAATCGACCAGCGGGAGTGGGACCGCCTCCGGGCTTGGTACACCAGCGATGCGGGGCAGCTTGCCAGCGATATGCCCCAAGGCTCGGGCGGGCTTCTCTACGAAGAGGATGACCTCTCGTTGGAGACGAACTATCCGTATGCGTTCGTCGATACGATGGTCGCAAACATCTCTCCGGCCAACCCGGAAGTAACAGTCAACGCCCGACGGCGGGAACTCCACGAAGCGGCGAAGTACCGCGAAGCCCTCATCAATGACACGCTCCGTCGGACAAGCGGACATCGTGTCATCTGGCGAGCAGCGACGATGGCTTCCATTTATCCTCGGGCCTTCGTCAAGTCGGTCTGGAACTTCCGCCGTCGGGCACCTGACTTCCTCAACATCGACCCGCGCTACGTCTGGTTTGATATGAGCGCCCTGCGTTGGGAAGACATTCGGTATCTCATCGAGGTGACCGTTCTCACCCAGGCTGATTTCGAGGAGCGGATGACGCCCGACGCGAAGGGCGAGACGATGTACAACCCTGTTGTAGGCGAAAAGGCCGACTTCGGGTCATACCCCGAATGGCTCCGGGACCGTCAGCAGGACCGTTCGTTGGTCAACACCGCGAGCCGGGACGTGTTTGAGTGGGTCACGGTCTACGAGGTTTACGACTTCTCGGGCGAGGGCCGGTACTACCACTACCTGGAAGACCAGGATGAACCGTTGTTTGAGGGCGAGCTTCCGTACCGTTTCGTGCGGAATCCTTTCACGATGCTCGCCTTCAATGATAACCTGGGCGATATCGGTGGCCTCTCGGACGTGAAGCTTATCAAGCCTGTGCTTGAGCGCCTGAACGAGTTGGATACGCTGATGCTCTGGTTTGCCCAAACGGCAATCCCGGTCACGCTTCTCAACACTGGGCTGGTGGACAACCCCGAGCACATCCGCTCGCAGTTCCGAGACGCCACCAACCCGGGCTCCATTGTCGAAGTCAGTGGGAAGGCGAACGCCTCAATCGGGGACATTATCGGGCACACACAGACGCCCAGCCTCTCTCCGGAGTTCATCGCCAGCCGGGATCGCTGTATTCAAATCATCGAGTTCATCCTGGGCATTCCACAGTACAGCCGTGGGGTGGTCGGTGTGACGGATGTTGCAACCGAGGTTGCCTTGGCGGACACGGCGACCCGGACAAGAAATGGTCGTCGGATGAAGGAAATCTACGACTTGGTTTCCTGGCAGTCCAAGGCTATCACCGGGCTCTACGAAGAGTTCCTCTCGGAAGAGGAAGTGCTTCCCATCCGTCTTCTGGGCTCGCTTGAGTCTCTTGAGGTCACCCGGGCATCAATGATGGCGCGTGAAGTTCTGTCTGCCCGAGGGGAGGAACCCCTTGAGTACGACTACGAGGCGGTGCCCTACTCTCCGACGGAGAACAATCGACTCGTACAGCTTCGCAACTTGAGCCAGTTTTTTCCTTTGCTCCAAGAGAGCGCAGTTGTAGACCAGCAGCGTCTCACCAGGAAGTTGCTTGAACTGCTCCAGATGGATGATGTTCTCAAGAGCGACCAAGAGTTGGAGCAAGAGCAGATGATGGCCCAGGCCCAGATGGGCCAAGCTGCGCCGGGCATGGGCATGGCCCCGCCAATGCCCGAGGGGCTATCCGAAGAGGATACCCGAGCGACCGGGGCTCTTCCTCCGGGCACGGAAGTTCCGCTTCCGCCCAATGGAATCGGAGGGGCGGGTACTCCCATGCCGGGCTTCGGAGGCGCTCCGTTCAGTCTTCCAGAAGGGATCAAGGGGAAATAGTTATGCCACTGTACGAAGGAGAGTGCCGACACGGCTGCGGGCGCTTCGAAGACGTGATGAAGGTCCACGAATACGAGTCCGATGGGCTCATTTGCCCCGAATGTGGGCTCCAAGCGAAGGTAATCATCTCCGCAGTACCCACAGTTGGGCCTATGCCCTCCAAACCACTGGTCATCGACCAGATTGGGCAATCATTCACCTCCAGGTCGGAGATGCGAAGGTATTTCGAGGGTCGTCCTGATCGGAAAATCGTAGACCCGAACGACTCTTCCTTCACTGCGTTCAAGGATAATGCCCGCGCCCGGGCGGACGTGTCAGCGAAGCGCCTCGGATTCGATGATCACGAGGACCGAGGCCGTCGAGTGAAGGCTGAAACGGCAAAACATGAAAAAATCGCCCGTGGAGAGGGGAAGATTTTCAGCAATGCTTGACGAGACAAGTGTACTTGGGTAGAACTTTTTCAGGGAGATACGCCAATGGCCGACAAAAACGACGACATGCCCTACGCCGAGGACGAAGAATCCGAAATGGAAGCGGAGTTTGAGGATGTAGGGGCAGCCGACGAGGCTATGGGCGAAGAAGCCGCTGAAATGGGAGCCGAAGCCGCCGAAGAAGGCGAGATGGCTGCCGAAGAGGGCGAAATGCCCTACGAGGGTGGGGAAGAGGAAGCTCCGATGGAGTATGCCTCTTTGGATGAGGGTGTCATGGGCTTGATTGACACCTGGGCCCCTACAACCCCCGAAGGTGAGCAGTACAAGCAGGAACTCCAAGACTTGTACACGCAGTTTGAGGCTGGTGGAGAGGAGATGGGTGCAGAAGAGGGGATTCCTGCCGGGCTTCTTTCTGATATGCGCTCCGCTGCTGCTTCCCGCGCCTTCGGTGGTGGTGGAGAAGCACTTTGAGCGACGAGATCGCCAACGCTCCCGCGCCTGCGGCCCCTGCGGCTGTAGTGGAGCCTGTTTCTGCGCCTACCGGAGGTACTGTAGCGTCGTCTTCAGCAGGTGCGCCTCCCGCTGCTGCGACTTCGCCAGCCTCTACCCCCGATACTCCCGCATTTGCGTGGTCCGATTGGGATGGAGTGGATTCTTCTCTCCCAGAACACTTCCGAGAGGGCGCTGGGCACATCCGTTCACGGTTTGAACAGGACTATTCTCGCCAGAAGGAAGAGATCGAAGAGCTTCGGTCGGTTTACACCGCGATGCTCAACGAAGAAGAGGATCCCCGCATCGGGAAGATGACTTCGGAGCTTGAAGACCTGCGTGGCCAGCTTGGACATCGGAACTCGGACTTCGAGCAGCTTCAGGGCTACTACAAAGAGCTATCTGACGTAGCAGTCCAAGACTATGTGGAGCAGTTCTGGCAACATCACGCTCATATCAAGGAAGACTCGGCCAAGCTGGAACGCTTCGGTGCATTCATGGCCGAAGAAGGCGATTTGGGCGGCCCTTGGGACGGATATGTCGCTGCCAAGCTGATTGACCTCCCCGAAGAGGTACTTCAGGTAGCAATCGAAGCAAAGCGGGATGGTGTCTCCGATGAGTACGCGTATCGCCTTGCGGAAGCCCAATCTAAGCTCCTGGGCAAGGAAACTGCGGCCACTGAGGCCAAGCAGGCGGTCGCCAAGGAAATCAAGAAGGCCGCGTCCAAGCCTCGGCCTGCGTCGAAGATTACAAACGGAGCCACGGGCGGATCACGCCCCGCTGCTGCCGAAGCCTCCATGTCTGGGACCAAGACCCTGGATGAGATGCGAGGAATGGCCGCCAAGCGGGCACTCAAGGTCCACTCGGGCGGAAAACGGTAGATTTCACACCCCTCATCACCCGGAGCTTTGCTCCTAATCCCACAAAGGACAATCCCAAATGGCAATCAATCCTGATGTCCTTGCAACTGCGTTGCAGGACTTGGCTCCGGGATATTCGGAGCTATTCTCGCTCTGGCATCCGCTCATGGAGCGTATTGTTAGTAAGGGGAACATTGATCGGGCATCCCTGAAAGGTCCCTTCCGCGAGTTCGTGGTTGTGACTGACGGGCCCGGTACTGTGACCCAAGTACTCACAGGCTCGGAAGTCATCGCTGGTGGTCGGGCACAGAACGCCCGTCGCGGCGATACCTTCGCTCCGAGGCTCATCTATGCGTTTGATGTTCCTGGAAAGGACATGGCGGAAGCCAATGGTGAGAACGATCTTGCCAAGATTATCAAGCGTTATCCCGAACTGGCCCTCTCTGATTTCCACGAGCGGATTTCTGACCAGGTTGCTGGCGGAAACTCGACTGCGGGCGTCGGTGGCTTCCTCACTCTGAATGGTGACCAGAACTACAACCCGCAGGGCACTGCTCGGAACGGTGTGTTCGAGTTCGCCCCTCCTGCCGGCCAGGTCGACACGGTGTTCAACCTGCTCAAGACAGGTGGTGCTGGCGGTCTCGCCGGTTGGCACAACCAGTTCGGTCAGGTCACCTCGTTCGCCACGGACGGCCGTGCAACGATGCGTCAAGCCTACTACGCTGCGAGCCGCCAGGGCTCAAAGACGAGTGGCCCCGTTGACCTGCTGCTGGGTGACGAGACTTCCTACCTCAACTACATCGACGACTTGGACGATCAGGTCCGCGTGATGAAGGTTGAGGGAGACAAGGCTCCCCCCCAACTCCGTCAAGGCATCCCGTTCATGGAGGCAGACTTCTTCCTGGAGCAGTCAATCTCTGACGGAATCACCGCTGGTAACTTCACCACTGGTGGCTCCAACAACGGTGTCATCTACATGCTCAAGACTGATACTTGGCACATCTACACGCTGGGCCACGATTCGGGCATGGAGACGAAGGGCGACTTCGCCGTTCGTGGTCCCATTCGGATTCCCGAGCAGGACATGTGGCGCTATGAGTACGTTCTGAACATGGGCATGTACTGCGATCAACTTCGTGCAAACGGCGTCGTCACTGGCGCAGCCATTCCCTAAAGGACTACGACATGACTACTACTGCTGCTGGACTTGTTTCCACCACTGTTTCAACCGATCAACTCGCGCCCCTCGGGTTCGAGTTGGAAGAGCCTGCCTCCGCAGGTGGCGATGACCGCGCTGGACAAGGACCCCGTATTTGGGTCTACGTCCAGAATGACGCGGCTGCTGCCGCCGCTTGGAGTGCTGGAAAGATCATCCAGCGCCTCAATGGAGCATCAACCTACCTCGGTGAGTTGACTGCGGCTGGTACGGTAGTACCTCCTGAACGCGTCATGGGTGTCGCCCAGCACGCTATTGCTGCGGGCTCCTTTGGCTTCATCCTGAAGCGCGGGATTGGGCTCGTCACTCCCGGGAATGGTACGGTACTGACAGTCGATACAGCCGTTACTTCTGGTGGTGCAGTTACTGCTGGAACAGGATTGGATGCCGTCGCCAATGCAAGTGCGATTACCGACACTACCAACGAAACTGTTGGGTGGTGTACGGTGGGCGCTGCTGCTGGGCCACTGACCAACGCCACCTGTTGGATCGACTGCCACGGCGGTTGATTCATCCAACAATCCAACCTCAACACTCCCCTGGGCTCGCGCCTGGGGGAGTGCTGGGGACGGATCCGGAGTAGACTGCTAAGCGGAGAAACAAGTGAACCTACAGGAAATCCGCAACGCTATCTTCTCCCAAGCTGATTGGGCTCCAACTCAATCGCCTGATGCGATTGCCCGAGTTGACCTGTTCATCAACCGGGCCCTCTTCCAGATGACGCAGGAAGCACCATTCCTGTTCTTCGAAGAGACGCTCAAGATTGCTACGCTCCCGGACAAGACCCCGGATACCGCAGCTATCCTCGCAGCCAACCCTGTTGGGCTGCCCGACACCCTTTCGGTTGTAGCCACTGACCCTTGGGTCTTGGAGCGCAATCGGGTGACTACTACCCCTGGGCTCACCCTGTGGGATGCCACTGGCCGGTGGAACAGTCGGATGATTGAAATCACCGACGCCCAGGGGCAGATTCATCGTCACCGCATCCGGGATATCTGGGTCGCTGGGGAGAACGAGCGGTTGAGCCTCTATCGCCCGTGGCACAACACGACTGCGACTGCGCTCACCTATCGTATTTACAACGCTGCGTACTACCTCCCTGACGATGTGGTTGAGGTGAACTCGTTGCGCCTTGCCGAGGCTGGGCAGAACTGGCCTCTTGAGATCGTAGGGCAGTTCGAGGCCGAGGAGCTTTCGCTGGCGGATACTCCGTCACGCGTTGCTTCGGGGGTGCCTCGGGTGGCGTATCGCCGCGACCACTTCCAGATTGAGACGCCTACGAGAGCGCCGACGTTCACACTGCTGGATAATCCGAATAACTGGCAGGGCCCCGACCCTGCTGGGCAGTTCGACTATGTGTTCACCTATACCTGGGGCTATCGAGATGGTGAGCTTCAAGACTTTGGGCCTGAGCAGAGCTTGCTCATCGCGCCCAACGATGCTCGACTCGAACCCAGGTTTGAGAGTGCTCCGAGCCCCTCTCTTCGGGTCACCCTGACGGATAATAACTCGGGCATTGAACTCCGAACCCCCAGCATAGATTACATGCAAGGCTTCGGGACGATTGGTGACCCCCGCTACCTTCACGGAGGCTGGCGTAAGCGGATCTACCGTCGGCGGAATACCATCATCGATCCCACTGGCCTCCCCAATGCTGGAGCTACTACGGGAGAAGAGGAGCGGGAATCCATCAACGAGTATTTGCTCCTCTTCGACATCCCGGGCAACCAAACAGTAGTGAATGATTTGGGTCTTGTCATCCCGGACTACCACCGTCGTCTTCGCGACGTACATGGGTATGAGTCTTTGATGCTCTACCCACGCCCCGACCGTCGCTACGAAGTGGATGTTCGATGTATCCGCCGCCCGAAGCGCCTCGCGGATAACTCCGACGTGCCGCCGATTCACGTCGACGCGGTCGAGTGCCTCATCCACCGGGCATTGGCTTTCCTCTACGAAGCCCAAGGGAACGCGCCTCTCGCTGACCGCGCCCTGGGCAAGTATCAAACTGACCTCTTCACACTCACCAAGCGGTATGGCGATCTGCGCTACCCTGCCGAGGTGCTTCGCAAGCGCCCCGCCCGGGCACAGCGGGTTATCGACAGTAGACGCCCGTACCGACGTTGGTACAATCTGCCGTAGGAGCACTCATGGAAGACACCCTCATTGAAACCCCCCTGCTGATTGCTGGAGCAATCTACGAGCAAACCACTCCCCAAGGGGAAGTGGAGCAGTTCGTTTGCTTTGCCACCAAGGTTCTGACCAACCGCAAGGAAGGCATGATTCGGCGCTACGGTTATTGCGATGAGCGTATCATCGAAGGCTCCGAGGCGATGGTCGGATGGAAGCTCATCTGGGCTCCCAACCAGGACATCAGTCCCCGGACTGGCAAGCCCACGCGGAAGTACGCCAAGAAGGCCAAGACCGAGAACGGCAAGGCATCCGAATAGTCGGCTAAAGGGAGGGCCTTTCGGTGGCCGACACAAGGTACAGGTATCGGTCTGAAACCCTCCCCATTCGCATTGAGTCGGGCAAGCTCCTAACTCCGGCGGATATTGGGTCGCAGATCCACAACATGTACTTTACGGCTGAAGGAACTCTTCGGACGGTATGGGGTCCTGCGCCTTACGTCCCCAACTATGGTGCGGGATATCCAGCCTACAATGAGATGCACGGGATCTACCACACCACCATGTGGGGGGGAACTCGTGATGTGCTGCTCGTCCAAACTGGTGATGAGGTTTGGGTCTTCGAGGGCTGGACTACGAACGGCGGGGGCAATACTCCTTGGCGTGTTCTTATTGGACCTGGGGGCTCCAGCCCCGACCAGCCCGCGCAGATCGGTTCCGACCGCCGGCCGAGATTCCCCGCGCAGTTTGAAACTACGCCGGCCGGAGTAGTCATCATCCCTCGGGGTGAGGGTTCCCGCCCGTACTTCTATGATGGACAGGCCGTTCTCCCCCTGGGCTACGACCGCTCACCCGAGCCTCCACAGGGGTGGTCCAGGGATGCAGGATACAATCATTCTGGAGCGGTCTTGGCTATCGCTCTTGATCCGACGGCAGCAGGCCCAGGTATTGCCCTAGATCAAATCCCCCGGGGGCGCTTAGGCGTTATTTCCACGGATGGGGTTCAAGTAGCCGATAGTACCGATACGGGTCGTATCCCTGAAGGGGCATATCGTTGCTCTATTCAATGGGTTGACCGGTGGGGAAATCTCTCTCCTCTCTCACCCCTTTCAGGCGAGGTCCGAGTCGTAGCGAGCCATACATCGCACAGCTTGACGACTGCGGGGCTTCTGGAGTTCGCAAAGGTTGAGCATCAACTCCCTGAAGTGATGTGGACAGGAATCTCCGAAGGGCCACGAGGGACGATTGGTCGAATCCTTTATCGGACTAAGGATCTTAGGAACTCTGGTACAACGAAGGTGTTTGAGTTGCCTTTGAACGCGGGTGGTGGGACACAAGCGTTCGCAACACTTTCGGACAACACCACAGTCAGCTTTCCGGACAACGTCCCTGATGGTTGGCTCCTTCGAGAACCTGATGAGCCCGAAGTGGTCGCACCCTTTTTGCTCTATAAGGTAGCGTTCGGACGCGGATGGGCAGCTAACTTCCAGGATGATCCAAGCCGGTTGCAGTACACCATACCCGGGCGGTGGGGGACGTTCTTGGAGCGAAACCGCATTTACCCTGACCCAAGCGGTGGGGAAATCACTGGGCTGTTCTCCGCCCCTGAAGGGCTGCTGGTGTTCACCGAGTCCTCGATGTTCCTGGTCGTCATCTCCTTTGGGGGGGAAGGCTTTCAGGCGAAGACGCTTAGTCGAACGGTCGGTTGCGTAGCTCCCTCGTCTATTGTGGCCCTTCCGGATGGCCGGGTTGTTTGGCTTGGGCAAGAAGGGTTCTACTCTTACCTGTCCGATGGAACTATCTCTCCCATCTCCGAGCCCATTGAACGGGAGCTTCGGTCCATCAACCGGGCTCGCCGGCTCCAAGCGACGGCAGCCTTCGATGTGAAGGAAGCCAAGTACCGCTGCTGGGTTCCCCACGATGCTTCCCTCCGGAATAACCGGTGTTGGGAATACGATGGTGAGGGGTGGACTCGCCGCACGGACACGATAGCGGTGGATGTCTGTACGACAAAGGATCATCGAAACTACATGCTCGCTGCGGGCCGGGCCACCGAGGCTGGGCCCACTGCGCGGAACGGCGTGTGGGTTTTGGACCACGAAGTGCAGTCGTTCGCTCCTGCCACTCGCCCATCCCGTGTGGTGACCTCCTGGCTTCGGGGCCTTCGGGCTGCGGCCCAAAGGGGATCTCCCACGACGGTCTACTTGTGGTTCCGTGAAATGTCCTCGGGCACCCTCAACGTAGAAGTCCAAAGGGATTGGCGTTCCGACGTGACGCAGACCGTTCCTGTATTCTTACATCCGCAAGATGACTTCCCACCTTTCTGGGGGCCAACAAGCCCCTCGCCGGTCAACTACGGTGGGACAAGCGCAGATGGAAACCCCGCCACTTGGGAACGCCGCCGTCCTTACTGGACCCGGGCAGACATTCATGTTCCAAGCGCCGAGGCGTTTCGTCTCCGCATCACGCATACTGGTGATTGGGAGTTTATCGGGCTCGCCTTCGACGAGGTCCCTCATCCAGATTCATTCCGGAGCGCCCCCAAGTGAGTTGGAGATTCCCCCGCTTTCGATTGCGTGATGGCAACGCGCTTAGCACAGACGACATGAATGAATCGTTCTTGGAGTCTGCGGATGAAATGAGCGGTCGTCTCAATGAACACAACTGGGCCAGCGGTTCGATTCCTACCCAAGCTGACGTGCAGCAGGATGCTGCTTTCGTGTGGCATCAAGTAGGTGTTGCAGCCGATCTCTTCGACTCAGGAGGCGGAGGCCAAGTCAACTGGTTTGAAGTCGAAGTCAACTCAGGATGGGTTCGATTGGGCAGCATGGTTCTTACCATCACAGGGCCCTCCGCCCTTTATTGGATCCACGCTTCTTCGATGTATCGAAAAGGCCCCCTCCACGCTACTGGGCTCCCTTTTATAAGGTGGGCGATACGAGTTGATGGTCAGATTGTTCCCGAGTCTGTAGTGGGCGGCTTGGAGGATGATTTTTTGCCTTTCAACTGGAACGCTTTCAGCCCGGTTGGCGGAGTGGCTCCAATAGAAACAAATCTGTTGGTCCCTGTTGCTGCTGGCCAGCATACGGTAGAGTTCTGTGTACGATTAGATTCAGTTGCATCTCTTCTTGATCATCTTGAGTTCATCAGTCGAGAACTGATTTGCTTGGAAATGAGGCGTTGATATGGCCGATGTAACTTACACTTCTTTGGAAGAGGGAGACCTCTTCGACGCAGCTTCGCTGACTGCTCTCTTCACGGGCATCACCGCTGCCGTGAATGATGTCGAAGCAGCAGCCGTGGATCGAGGAGCCCTCAATGAAGCTCATCTTCCATCTCTTGTCGTAGACCGGCAGCAGACATCGTTTGTGGGAACTGGAGTTGGAGGCAACCACGTCTATGACGAGACCGAAGTCTTGGTGCCTGCTTACTTGACCATCAACCGGAATGGCACCAGCCCCCCGGGGGGTGGAAACTTAGAGATCACGTTCACCGCTCCCATCAACTTGGCGACAGCCGAGGTGGGAGGAATCTTCGTGATGTGCAACCTCCACGTCGTAAACATGGATGATGACACCCCGGCGAATAGCGCTACGCGCTGGATGCTATTCCGTCTTCAGATTCAAGATGGCCCAGGGACCTGGGTTACGGTGCAGCGGACAGAAAGGGCCTTGGCTGAATCGTGGGCCTCTGACCAGCTTTTCCAGGTAGGCATTCGGACACTTATCCGCTCTGGCGATGTAGTCGCTGGTGGTGGAGTAGGGGACACGGTCCAGGCAGTTCGGGCTCAAATCTCAATGCAGACCGCTGGAAATCCCCCCATTCGAAGAGTGACCCTTCGAGAATGCCATCTTTCTGGATTGGTTCTTCACTCCTCTCGGGCAACCCCTTAGAATCAACCTATGCCTGATATCATCCTTCCCCACATTCCTATTGACGGTGCGGTCTCCAGCGCAGACGGCATCTCGCAGAACTTGTACGACCCTGCTGCTGCGCCCAACTCGTATGAGGTCATCAACGGGCGGATGGACAACGCTAACCGCGAAGCGACTTGGGATGTAGACACCACTCAAATCCAACGTAATGGGTGTTCGGGAGGAGGGAGCGTCGGCGCTACTCTCGGGCTGAACTACTTCGAGGATCTCTTCCGGTCGTTCGACGCGGCTGTAAACGATCCAACTCTCTATGAGCCTATCCCTGGAAGCTCACTGGAGTTTTATCTACCCCACGATCCGGCTTTGACCATCCTGTCTTGGACCCTCCACCTCACAGGGAACGGTGTACCCGGTTCTACATACGACGATCCTCCAGCCCCCCCTCCCAACATCGTAGGTCGGATTTACCTCCATGTTGATGGGACTCGATTTGTTGCTGGGACTACCAGAAACATGCTCATCCCGGGCAGCACTGCACGAGGGCTTACCCGTACTTGGGCAGGTCATGTGATGATTGATGGCCCCGGGCTGGGCGGCACCTTGGGCAAAGGGTGGCATTCGGCCAGCCTTCGTATTGTTATAGATCCGACTGCACTCAAGCCGGGTGTTCAGTTTAGCCGGCTCAACTGCCGGGCTATCAACTACGTCTACTTTTCATAGGAGTTTCTCATGGCCTCTCAAATGCTTTGGAGCCCGAAAAAGTCACATCGTGAAGATTTGATGGCCCAGAAAGGAAAGCTGGGCACTCCAGGCATGTCGAAAAAGCAGAAGCAGCAGGCTATGGGGCGGGCTGCGACTGCTGCTGGAACGCAAGCTGGAGCGCAGCAGCGGGAAATCGCTCGAACTGGACTCGCTGCGGGCACCCAACCTGGGCAGTACGCCCAGGCACAGGCGGCCATTGCAAAACAGGCGACCGAAGCTGCGGTTGCTCCGGCTCCTGCGATTGAAGCCGAATCCTCCCGCATCGCTGCGGAACGGGATGCTCAAATCCGGGCTTCCATTGAACGCGAGTATGACCGTCGCCTCAGCCTGAAGATGCAAAAGAAAGCCATGCGGAAGAGCGGAGGAAGTGGGGGGATGATGTCGGGGGCGGGCAGCGCGTTGGGCGGGGCTGGTATGGACAAAATCCTTGGAATGATTGGGAGCTAACCATGGCTGAACAGCAATCTATGGACGAGCGCATCCGGAACTATCGCCAAGCGCAGCGTACTGCGATGGGCAAGACCCTTGCTGGTGCATACGACATTGGCCAGGGCATGGACCCGAAGTCACAGGCGAGCATGACATACCGGCACTTCGGTGGTCCGGAGATGAGCAAGAAGGACCGGGAGCAGTTGATGCTCCAGTATACACAGTTGGCGAGCGAGCTTCAGCAGTCCGCACAGCGCCTCCAGTCTCGGGGCTCTCGGGCTACTCGGGGTGAGGTTGGAGAGTTCGACAGGACGTGGGAAAAGCTAACGGAGTTGATGGGAAAAGCTTTGAGCCCCCAAGCGACGGTTGCCTCCAAGAAGATCGAGTCTGCTGCCAAGAAGCGGGACCATCATCTCGCAACCATCGATCAAGTTCGAGCAACTAATCCTGCGCTCAGATCCTTTGAGGAGTTGAAGCCTGACCAGCGGAAAGCGGTAGCTCAGTTAGAAGGGATGTGGAAAAGAGGCGATCCCAACTTCGGAAATCAGCTTTCTTTGTCCTTGGAGAAGATTGAGGACCCTTCCGAGTTTTCTGTTCTCATGGATATTCTTGGGAAGCGTCTTGTTCGGGAGGGGCATCTTACACTTGAAGAGGGCCAGACAGCCCGGGAAGGGGTGCGCGACGAGGCCCTTAGCACGCTCTCACCATCAGAGCAGAGCAGGCTGGAAGACCAGTTCGATACTGGCGAGCAGTTGGTGAGCGATGCGATGAAACGGATCAAAGACGCGCAGGGTGAAGCCGATGCTGCCGAGAAGGAGATCCAACGGCACGTCGTAGGAGTCGATGCAGAGTCTCGGGAGCTTCTGAGAGTCTTGACAGAACAGAAGATTGCCCAGGCAAAGCTCAAGACTGGTGTGTTGGACAAGTTGGCTGCTGGAGAAGAAGTCGATCCAACCGCCCTCCAGTTCGCCATGAGAACCAGCACTGCGGTTGCTGCCCCTGGGCTAACTCCGATGGAGGTCACCGAGGAAGGACCCGAGCAGCCCTACGACTACATGAAGAAGGCGCTCGACCGCCTCTCCGTGATTCCTGATGACCGCTCTCTCTCTGGGCTTCGCCAAGAGATGATGGCGAGTGATGGGTTTGCTCAGTATATGGCCGACCGAGAGTTCCAAGACGAGGACTTCGCCTTCCGCCAGATGATGCGGGAGTACAACAAGAAGCGTCGTCAGGCTGTCCGGTCTGACCGTCTCAAGGTTCGCCAGCAGAGAATCCAGGCGAGAGGAGAGGGAATCGCTGACCAGATGATCGGCGTCGAGCCCGTCGATGACTACACCCGGAGGGAAGCGGCCCGCATTGCGGACGTGATGGAAGAGCCCCGCGAAGGTGCCGAGGTGACGCTCGGTGGGCGGGATGTCGGAGAAGAAGGGCGTCCTTCGATTCGAGAGCGCCTTTCTATTCGGGACCGGGCACAAGAGCGGCTCCGCGAGCGCCAAGCAGAGCAGGGCGTTGACCCCCGTTACCAGGGCACTCTCCCCGAGCTTATCGAGGAAGACCTTGAGCTTGCTGACATGCCCGAAGAGCCAGCAGTGGCCGACGAGGCTGCGTTGGCTGCGCTCGATCCCGAAGCCGAGCTTTCCGAGGCAGAGAAGGCAGAAATCGTCGGAGCACAAGAGCCTGTTCCGGGCTTTGAGGAGCTTCGAGCCGATGAGGCAGCCGAAGAGGAGTTCATCGCTCCTGCCGAAGAAAAGTTCATGGAGGCCCTTGGTCCGGAGCTTGGCGTCACTCCGGGTGGCGAAGCGGAAGAGCTTCTTGGTGGAGAGGAGATTGAGGGTGCTGTCCCCCTGGGCAAGCGTGGAATCGAGGACATCGAGATTGGCGAGGAAGCGGGTGAGCGTCGAGAGCGTGAAGCCGGTGAAGCAGCAGTCAGCGCCCGGGAGGTAGAGGGAAGACTTGGTGGGGCTGCGGCCCGAAAGATGCAGTTCGCTCCTGAATGGTTGCTTGAACCAACCCGGGCCGCAGAGATGGCCCAGGAAGCAGAGCCGAGTCTGCCTAAACGGGAAGAGGAAGAACTCGGAGAGGTTGAAGAGGAGACTGCTCCTGAGGAAGAACTCGGAGAGGTTGAAGAGGAGACTGCTCCTGTAGGAGTCCGACTCCAATCCTCCTCGGGCCTTGGTCAAGCGGCCTTGGAGTCTTCTTCAGGCGGCTTACCGAACAGAGAGGATCTTCTCCGAGCACGAAACAGGGCAATCCAAGCATCACTGGTACAGTAGGCTATGACGACTTCCAAGGAGCTTCTCGAACTCTATGGGGACTTCGTCAAGGAGCCCAAGGAGGAAGCTGCGCCCGAAGCAGAAGCGCCGCCGCCCGAGCCGCTGGAGCCGGAGACCGCTCCCGCCCCTCCGATTCCTAAGCTGGAGATTGCTGGGCAGCCCCCAAGCCCCCCTGTAGCCGCGCCGGAGCCCGAGCCGGTTGTGATCCCGCCAGTAGAGGAGGCCCCCGCACCCGCAGAGCAGTCGAAAGCTTTGACTCCGCTTGACCCGGAGTTTTGGGCGCAGGAAGCGGCAAAGCGGGAGGTCACCACCGAAGAGGATGTTTCTACGTGGTGGAAGGACGTAACCGAGGGCCCCCGGCCCGACGTAGAGGCGCAGCTTGAGCATGCCCCACCTCCGGGCGGATACCCCGAAGTGGACTACGGAGTAGACGAAGTTCTACTCCAAAAGAAGCCGCCTGCTGGATTCGATGAGGAAGTCCCTCGTTCCGTGCGGCTGCATCTCCTCCAAACCGGGGCGGTCAAGGCCCCGGAAATCGAGGGCAAGCCTGCTGGCTACGAGGCAGAAGCTCTTCTGGATGATGACCAGTTCTGGTGGGATGTTTGGCGGAAGCAGCGTCTCCAAGCTCCGGGCGTCCGCGAGCGGATGGGAGCCACCGTCCAGAAGGCCCAAGAAGAACTCCGTAAGAAGGAGGGTGTTGACCGGGCTCTTGAGTTCGCTCGGCGTACTGTTCCCACTCGGCGCATTGCTGGCGTCCCGGGCCTTGCGGTTGGCTACCACGACATGCGCGACCGGGTGCAGATTCATATCGAGCGGGCGCTCATGGATGCCGAGCCTGTTCACCCCCGCTACATCAGCCAAGCAAAGAAGGGCGAGATTGCAGCCCGGGCCCGCCAACTGGCTACCGCAGAGATGGGCCGGTACATGGAATCGGGCCAAGACCGTATTCTTATTGACCGGTATGGCCGAGACGCAACTGAATGGTTGATGCGGCGGAACGCTCTTATCCGCCCGATTCTCGCCATTACTTCGGGTGTTGAAGCTCCTGGAGAGGGGGAACCACGTACAGGTATCGGGCGTCTCCGCTCCGCTTCTGCACTCAACATGTTCGGGCGAATGGATGCGTCCACGATCTTCGCAGCGATGCTCCTGACGGGAGAGGGCCCGTCAGCCCGGAAGACGATTGAGACCATCCGCTCGGGCGTGGACATCTTCGATGCCGCCAATCAAGTGGGCGAACTCTTCTTGGGCCTTGAGGAGGAGATGGAGGAAGGTCTCCAGAGGGAAGCCAGGATCGCTCGGGACCAGGGAGTCCCAGAAGAGGAGATCCAGCAGAAGATTGAAGATGCCCGGTTCCGGTACAACTATGCTCGGAAGTGGGTGGGCACTACGGGCTCCGTTGGGGCGATCCTTTTCGCCCCTGATCCGATGAGTCTCACAGCTACGGGTGCAGCCATCGGGCCTAAGATGCTGTCTGCCCAAGTGAAGATGCGTAAGCTCCAGCAAGGGGAGAAGGCTTTCCGGGGCGCAGTAAAGGAACTCCGTACAACCCCGGCCACTGACGTGCGCCTCCGGGCCATCAAGAAAAAGCTCCAGGATATTGATCCGGTCTATGGCCGGGCATTTGATGTAGCTATCGGAGAAAAGCTGGCGCTTACAGGCGACATTCCTGGGGCAGCCCGGATGGCTCTGGACAAAGCAGCAACACTTCGGAGGGAAGCAGAAGAGCTTCTGGAGAAGGTGGCTGCGACCGCTGACGAGTTTGCCCAAGCAGAACTCAAGGTGCTCGCTGGATCCAAACAGGCTGAAGCCGCTACGCAAGAGTATGCAGCTACCATCTTCCAGCAGACGTTCGAAGAGCTTCGGATGGAGAGGCTGCTCGAAGAGGAGGGCATGGCAGCCGCTCGAATCGAAGAGATCCTCGACTCAGGCAAACTGCCCGCAGATGCAGACAAGGCTGCTGCGCGAGTCACGAAGCAACTGAAGAAAGATGTAAAAGACGCCAGGGCAGAAGTGGCGGCAGCCGAGGCTACACACAAGCCGTACTGGGAGTTGGAGCAGAAGGCAGCGAACTCCTATGAGGTTCATGTCCGGGTAGCCCTGAAAGGCACTCCATTCGATGGCTATGTGCCCCTGCACATCTTTGCGCGGAAGGCAGATCCCGCACCTGTACTCTACCAGAAAACAGCCGATGGGCGTAAGGTCCCGAACCGTGACCCCAGTGGCCGCTTCGGGCCTGCCGCTACAGTTATCGTCGATGACGTAAAGCCTTGGCGTACCAATCGAGTCAAGATCGTGATGCGGCGCATGGATACTGGAGAGGAAATCACGATCAAACAGAAAGTGGATCCCGACTTGATGGAGGGACTACGCAGGACTCGCAATGCAGTTCACAAGGCAACGAAGGAAGGGTTCCCCCACGCAGGGGCCTACGACGCAGCAACAAAAAGCCTCGGCAAAGCAGAGTTGGCGCTGAAAGTTGCCGAGGAGGGAGGGCTGCTCACACGGGGGATGGAGAGCCTCGCCAACATCAAGGGTGCCCGGAGAATCACGGGTAAGAAATACGACGCGGCCAAGAGAGCCGCCAAGATTGGTGACAAGGAAGTTGTACGCCTCCGGAAGATTATTGCCGACGCTGGGCTCAAGTCTGTCCGCAAGAGCATCCAAGCAGACATGCTGGACAAGACCATGGTTCGGGCTGGAGATGCTCTGGAAGAGGTGGCCGATGGGATGGCTGCATTCCTCAAATCTGCTCGAAAAGAGTTCGGCGGCATCAAGATGCTGGGCCGAACCAGTCGGGATGTAGCTGCCCTGGGGGCTTCCATCAGCGAAGAGAAGGTGATGAAGCTCGCGGATAGGGCTATCGCTGGGAGCCGAATTCGCTTTGACCGGGCTACCGACACGGCGACTGTGAACGTGGATAAGGTCCGGAGCGCAGTGCTCATGCGTTTGAACGAGCAGATGGGCAAGCCCGCTATCCGAGGGGCAACAGAAGTAGAGTGGAAAGCCTCGGAAGAACTCCTCGAAGAGTTTATGAAGACTCCCCAGGGGCGTCCGCTTCGAGAGGCTCTCAAGGCTACGCCCGAGCCCGAAGGAATGATGCTTGGGCCGACACTCCGTTATGATGCCAAGCAAACCGAAGCCCTCCAGCAATCAATGGAGGATCTCTTCCGGTTCTCCGAGGCTCGCATCATCGGAGATACTGCCCGCCAATGGGGCCGAGCTATTCACCTGGGCTTTCAAGACTTGGACCTCGCGGGCAAGTCTGGCGCCCGGCACCGCAGAATCATGTCTCTCTTGGGCAAGAGTATGCGCCTCTTGCAGAACTCTGCCTCGCGAGTAGGGACCACAGGCGCAGACCTCGAAGCCGTTGTCAAGAGCTTCGATAATGTCCTCGACCAGTTCAAGCTGGAATGGCAAGCAGCTACCACCGGCAAGCCGCACATGGAAGACGCCATCGCTTGGGTCGATTCCCGGGCCGAGGTAGCACCTAAACATGGGATGGCTCTCTGGGACATGATGACCGGCCAGGGAACCAAGTGGGAAAAGGCCAGGAGGCAGATCCTCACTGACCACCGGGCTGACCCGCGCTTCCTCCGGAAGTGGCAAAAGCTCCAGGATGAGCTATTCCAGACGCCCATTGAGGATAAAGCCCGACGTGGGATTCTGGAAGCAAAGCTCGAACGGCTCCACAATGAGTATTTGAAGAAGCTGGACATGGACACGGCTCCAGTCGCCCTCCGGGCTTTGGGCCTTATGTGGACCCCCTCGGGCGCTCAAATCCCTTCCGCACAGGCGGCGCTTCTTATCCAGCACGCAGCCAAGCTCATCGAAACTTCCCCGGACTATCGCACCTTCGCCCAGAAGATGAGAGAGTTTACTGTAGCTACGGTAAAACACGTCGATATCAGCGAGGGAGTCGCTCATGGGAAGGGCATCGCGGCTGTCGGCCTCGCAGGCACTCTGGGCTATGCCAGCCGGAGGCTGTCTGAAGTCGCTGCGGGACCCCTATCGGTGAAGCAGGCTGCCGACATGAATCGGCTGCTGCGGGGTGAGTACAAGGATATCGAAGACCTCAACGAGGCGCTCGAAGGCTTCAACCGCCTGGGCCTTCCCTTTACAGAAGAGAAGCACAAGCGGCTGGCCAGCCGTACACGCGCCCAAGTAGACCGGACCCGGGAACTCGTAGCGATGGCGGACGAGGGGGATGGTGTATTCGCATTCATTCCCCGGAACATCCTGGAAGAGTTTGAGGCCAACCACGACAAGATCGTGAAGGAGCTTGCAGCGATCAACCGGTCAGGCGACCATGCAGGCTCTCTCGTCACAGATGGGCTCAAGAACTACTACGGCTTGTGGCGCATGTCCCTGGTCTCTGGGCTTTTTACTCCGAACCCTCGGTACTGGACCAACAACATCTTCGGTGATGCCAGCCAGATGTTTGTGGAAGTAGGAGCGCTCCGTTCAGGGGCGCAGTCCTTTACGAACGCCATCGCCAACATCCATCCCAAGCTCTACGACGCACAGCAGCAGATGATCAAGTCTGTGCAAGAGCGGTTCGGTGATGTTCCAGTCCTCCCGAGCGTGATCGAGAGCTTCTTCAATCCTTACCTGGGCCGCATTTTCAAGGGAGAGAAGGGCTTCTTCACATCTACGAAGGGGCGTGTCTATTCCTACGACACCGTTCGAAAATGGGCAGCCGAGGACGATGTTCTCGATACCTTCATCCATGAAGAGCTTCACGCTCTGTACAACCGCAAGTTCAAGAACGAGTGGTCTACGCTCTTGTTTGAGGATGTTCCTGGTCTTTGGGCCAAGCACGCTGCTGGTGTGCAGCAGCGTCAGCGGATGGCGTTGTACTGCCAGCTTCTCCGCTCGGGCGAATCACGCGCCCTGGCGAAAGAGCGCACCCTCCGGGCTCTGTACGACTGGAAGCATGGAATCGCAGAGTTGGAGATGCAGACCATTGCGAAGCCAGTAGTGTTCTGGCGCTTCTGGCGGCTGGCGATGAAGCAGATGAAGGAGGCTGCGATTGAGCCCTTGGTGAAGTCAACGCCTGAGATGTTTGTCCGAGCAGCTACCGGACAAACACAACTTGCTCGGATTCGGCAGCAAGCGTTCTTGGCTACCCGTCTCCCCGACCACATCGCGGGTGGGGATGAGAGCGTCTTGACTAAGACCGTCAGAGAGATTGACTTCCTAAACCACTTCGCTCGGAAATACTTTGCCGAGTGGTGGAAAACACGCATTATCACAGGGCCGCATCTCTTGGATCCCAACCGGGCTGCTTTCTTCCGTGAGATGTGGGGTCCCAACTACACGCACCAGATGAACGTGTGGCCCACGGCAACTATGCTCGACACGTTTATGATGGCTCGGATTATCCCTGCGGCGATTGGCGGCCTGTCTCTCCTGGGCACCACACCGGATGACCCGGGCTTTGCGGATCGTCGAGCGCGTATCGCAGAGGATTGGGAGACGCAGTTGGCTGAGCCTCTCCTCGGCACCGTCCTCCGGCCTTATGAGGAGATCCTACGATCTGCCCTTTCAATGTGGGATGTGGATCTGGACATTGAATCCCGGGGCCGTGAGCGCACACTCTCCCCCCACGATGAGTGGGTTCTCAAGAAGTTTGGGATGGAAGGATGGATCTTCCCAGGGAAGGCGGACGACGGGCGATCAAAGATGAGCAAGTTCGGGTACTTGGTCTACAAGCAAATCCCTTGGATCGGTACACAGGTTCCTGAGTATATCCGTACATTTATTACCGAGAATCCCGAGCTTGCAGGCGGCGACGTTACCTACATCGATCCTCGGACGGGCCAGCCCGTAACGACCACGTTGATTGAACGCGACTACATCCTGGGCATGTGGACAGCTTGGAAGAAGCTCACACGGTTCGGAGATACGAGATATTTCGATGCGCCGAAGAAGGCCGAGCGAGAAATCAAAGAGATTCGCCGTGAAATCCAAAAGGATTACCCGCCAGAGAAGCCATATAAGAGGCCCACGCGCATTCATATTCCCGAGTAGTCTGGACAGGGCAAGAGCAACGAGGTAGGATTCTCTTGGCTGCGTGAAGAACGCAGACCCGCTGTCGAAGATGGCAGTGAGACTCAACCAGGAGTAAGTAATGCCAAGCGTGAAGGCCAAATGGCTGAAGCCTGCAACCGATCTTCCCTTCGCAGAAGGGATTCTCGTCCTCAACAACAGTGGTGCTGCTGTCGCCGCGAATGACTTGGTCCTCATTTGGGGGGCCCAGGCAAATGCTTTGGCCATCACCCGGGCTGATGCAACGTCTGCGATTCGTACCTTCCCGGCGCTGTTCGTCGCGAAGCACGCAATCCCGAACAACCGTCGGGGTGTCATCGTTCCTTGGGTCCACGTCACGGACGTGAACACCGCTGCTGGTGCAGTCGGCGCTCCGATTTATGCGGCTGACGTTCCCAACAACGGTGGATGGTCCCTTACCCAGGGCACCTTCTCCCGTCAGGTGGGCGTGGTAACAGCGTCGAACGCTACGACCGGTTCCGTTCTCATTGCCCCCCAGGCATACGATGGCCCGGTGGCGAATCCGGCGAACTGGTTCAAGAGCGCCGAGATCACTGGGAATGCCGGGGCTCAAAACACCCCCCATGGACTGGGCCGCGTTCCGAGCCTCGTGTTCGTGACGGTTGTAGATAATGCTGGTGGCCAAGCAGACATCGCAGAGGGGGCACACGATGCCACCAACGTAGTGATTACAGCTACAAACAATGCTGTCTACCGCGTCATCGCTGTCTAAGGAGGTGCCCCAATGGGCGCTAACGTACAGCGAAAAACATGGATCCGCGCTGAGTCGCTGGGGATTGGACTGGCTGGAGCACCGGTCGAGGTCTCACTCACGGATGTCCCTATCCGTGGGTGGATTCGCCGGGCTCGGTTGCAGACCAATACTGCGGGCCCTCCCAACCTGACCCTCGAAGTTCGCCAAGCGGCGGCAGGTGCGGGGCTGCAAGCAGTCTTGGCTTACAGTGCGACACCTGCATCTCTCGACCAGGAAGAGGATCCAGGAGTATTCTACTCCATCCCTGCTGGGGCAACGAATCCCCTGCGCGGGACACTGTTTGTCGAAGTGTCTTCTTCGGTGAACCCTGACACGGTCAACCTCTCGCTTGATATCGAGCCTGCGATTTAGGGGAGAGCCGTGCCCGGTGACACGCCATACTCTCCAGAAGAGATTGAAGAGCTAAAAAGGCTATTCAAAGAGAACGCGCCTCCCGATGGTGTGATTACCTATAAGGGCCGTAGGGTTCGGTTGAAGCCTCCCGAGGTAGTCACGGTCAAGGAGGTTTCGATCACTTCCAATCCGTACATAGTCAAAGAGACTCCTTCCCTAAAAAAGTTGCGGGCATTGGCCCCGGATTTGACAGCCCCTATGAAGAGTATGAGAGAAGATGCGGCCAGGAAGGCTCTTCGGAAGTCGTTTCCCCCTCCCGAAGATGGGCCTCTTGCTCCCATTGATCCCAAACTCCTCCTCCACGTGAAGGGGCTTGAAGAGGATGAGAAAAACTAATGGCACGCACTACTCCTACAGTTGGTAACGCTACTCGGATTATTCCTGCTCCCGACCCAAGTGGCGGTGGCGGAGGCGGTGGCGGAGGCGGTGGCGGTGGAACAGGCCCCGAGGATTGGACCGAGGTTGACCTATCGGTGACAGCTGGCGTGCCGGACAACTTTCACCCTATGCACCGGCTTGGTCAACTATGGCGGTGGGAAGTAAGCAACCCAAGCGCCGGGGTAATGCGGATCAAAACAAAAACCAACGGGTCAGCGGGCGTTTGGCAGGGAAACCAACAAGAAGGTTTAGCTCTGATTGTGCCGGTCCAAATTGTTCCCAGGACGTTCCCCAACCCCGCAGGTGTGACAGGGAATCAGTGGCGCTCCGAGGATTGCCGCCTCTACATCGAGATGGATGTAGGCCCTAATGGGTTCCTGAATGACGGGACAGGCCACAGCCCGGCGGGGCCTTACGGTGTGGCCCTAACGGTCGGCCCGATCATCTACGCCTATGACACCGATCATGGAGACGGGGCAGCCTTTGTTGCGGCGAACCCGACGCCTGCCGATTCGTATACGCATGTCATGGCGAAGAAGGAAAACAACCCGATTAATACTACGTGGAGCCACGCCTTTACGCTGGGGCAAATGTCACCCCCCGGCGTCTACCCTGGTGTGGGGGCGAATTACAACGACAGTCATATCGCGCTGCCCTTCGGGTCAGTCGGGACCTCAAATCGGCTATGCCTCCAGACTGGCGGGCAGTACAAAAAGTCCCAGGCGAACCAAGCAAATAACAGAGAGGTAGGGGCAACCGCTTCATCCGTCGATACCCGTGTAGATGATGGTGGTTTTACGGATTGGTGGTCCATGCAGAACCACAGCGACAATCGACACCGGATTGAAGACATGTATGTGTATGTAGGAATCGCCGCCGGGCAGTGGCAGTATGGCAACCACGTACAGGGTACATACATCGACATCACCGGCTTTAGATACCGCGTCCAGCCCGTCAAAAATAGGAGCCTCTAATGTCTGCACTACTTTGCATTGAGTGTCAGTCAGTATCGGCGGCAAACGCGTATGAGGCAGAAGCAGCGACCGGCAGCTTGGCCGGGGTGGACCTCGGAACGACCAGCGACGTTATTGCGGTGTATGATCACCTCGTAGTGCGATGTACGGAGAACCGGGCCGAAACGCTGATGCCGCTGCTTGAATCCGTCCGTTCGTACATGACTTCCGATGCCCCGACGGTGACGAAGCTCGATATCGGGCAGGCAATGTTCTACGCGCTTGGCAAGATGGACGCATAGGAGTAACCATGGATTACGAAATCAGAATCAAAGATCGGGGCCCAAGGGAGAAGTCTCTCAAGGCTCTCCAAGCCGCCTTAGGCTCTCTTCGGCTGCCCATTATGATCGATGAGGTTCGGGATGAGGGCGACGAGCTTGTCGTAGACTTCGACATTGATCTTGATGCGCTGGTCCGCTGGGCTCTCCTTGTGGCGTTCCGCAAGAACCCCGCTGGAATCGGGTTCGCAAACTTGATGCGGGTGGGCAAGTCCCAGCCGCGTAAGCGTGCCCGGGCTGGAGGTAAGTTCAAGGCCGATGACCCCAAGACCCCTGAAAATGAGGCTTGGGTTGGGGGGAAAGCCCCCAAAAAGAAGGCCCCAGCCAAGAAGAAAGCACCCAAAAAGAAGGCAGCGCCTAAGAAGAAAGCCAAGAAGTAGGGGCGGGTATGACTGTCGAACTCGCGGGTAAGATCCTGGTCGGGGCCACGGTCGCGCTGTGGGGCGTTGCGGGCACGTTCGCTCGCATGATGGATACCCGTGAGGATGTGGCCAACCTGACTGTGGACGTGAAGCACCACGCTATGCAGGCGGGTCACCCTGTTGGGCTGGAGCGATTGGACACAGTTCTCTCCGAGCAGAAGGAGCTACGCCGGGATGTGGTGGACCAGGGCAAGCAACTAGCTGCCATCTGCCAAGCCACTGGCGCGGACTGCCGCTAATGGAGGATCTACCTTCCATACTCGGTGATGCCTCCATGGCCGGTGCTTTCATTGCCTTCTTGGTTTGGCAAACCAAGCAGCAAGCCAAGAGAATGGATGACCTCGTGGACCGCTTGATGAGCGAGATCGCCTCCAAGCTGGACCACATCATCGAGAAGGTAGACCAGTGATCCTTCGCGTCGGCTCTCGGGGAACCGGGGTCAAGGAACTCCAGGCTCGCTTGAATCGGCTCTGCTTCGGGCCTCTTGATGAGGATGGCATCTTCGGAGAAGCGACGGCTTCTGCTGTTCGGGTGTTTCAACGAGCAGCCCAGATAGAAGTGGACGGCGTCGTTGGGCCCAAGACGTTGGGGCAGTTGAGGATGGGTACTCTCCCCGAGGCCAAGAACATCCCTCCCAGCATTGCCCAGATCCTCTTGTGCATGGAAGCCAAGAACTACAGTGTCCACGAGGATGGCCAGTGCAACATCATTGGGGTTCGTTGTGCTAATCGCGAGGCCAATGAGTTTGATGATTTCATCCACCTGCTTTGGCGGAAGAACGGCATCTGGAACCACAGAGCTTACCCAGCCACTACTGACCCGGGCACTGCTTGGCTCGAAGAGCCCGGTCGGGGTGCCGGGACTGCCATTCTTTGTGCTGGGCAGTACCCCATCTACAAGTGGGATCTCCATGCTGGGAAGTACATCACGCTATGCCAGCGGGCCGGAACGGTACGCGTGTACCGAGACAACAACCTGGACAATACATTGAATATGAATCCCAACTCAATCGAGGAGGGCTGGTATGGAATCAATATCCATCACGCGGGGGAGGATTCCAAGCAAATAGACCGTTGGAGCGCAGGTTGTCAGGTGTTCAAGCGCCTTGCTGATTGGGAAGAGGCAGTTAGAATCTGGAAAGCCACGGGCGCAGACCTTTTTACTTACACTCTGATTCTGGAGGGGGATTTGCCCCGTGCGTGACTGGAGACTTGAAATCATGCCTATCTTGATTGCTATTGCCATCACCGCCATCCTCGTGTTCTCGATGGGTGGATGCTGCAAGTGCGAAGACGCCCCCGAGGCGGCAGCCGCCGAAGCAGCAGAAGCCCCTGTCGAAGAGGAAGCCGAAGAAGCTCCCGCCGAAGAAACCAAAGAAGCCGAAGAGGCCAAGGAAGGAGGCGACGATGAGTAAGCTCAAGTCGCGCAAGTTTCTCTTCGCCCTACTGGGAGCCGTCCTCCCGCACCTTGCTGCCTATCTCTCATCCACCGTATCTGCGGAAGATGCTCTCCACGCTTCTGTGGCGATCATCATTTCCTACATCTTTGGGCAGGGCTATGTGGACGGGCAGGCGGCCCAAGGTCATCTGGATGCCCCGAAGCTGGGGAAATAGCTAAAACAATAGCCCAAGGGCTGAAAAGAAAAGCGCGACATAGGCAATGAGTTGCCCGTGTCGCGCTTCTTTGTATGCGGTGCGTAGCTCTGTCCGCTTCACCTTGTAGTCGAAGTGCCAGCCAGGAGAATAGTTGGGGATACGCTCGAAGAAGTCAGGACACTCGCGCTTGTTGAACACCTCCTGGTTGGTGAGGCGTGTCTGATACCACAGGCACACTCCCCCGAAGGTCTTCTCCTTGTGGTCAACCGGGTATGGCTGCCACAGCCCGCATCTACCACACCGGGCCATTACTCCTCCCCAAAGTTATCGGGATTCATGCCAGCGGCGAGGTCGGCCATAGCTTCGAGACTCGCGGTCAGTCGTCCTATCGGTGTGTCCTGTACGAAGCCCCGCTCGACCCCTCGTTCTACAATGTCCGGCACCCCGGAGTAGAGAGCCTCCTTCCATATCCATCACGCGCTCCTCAAGTCTGTAAAAAGAGTTTGAGAGAGCCGAGCGTCCTCCCCCGGATTGGGGAGGAGCGCCCACGCTCAATGCCAGTGGCGTATTCTTTGGAGACCTCCCGGCAGCCGGAAGTCTAAGGAGGGAGCAAGAGCCTACACGCCCACCACTCTCGGGGCTCTTACCCTCGAACATACGCCTAATCCGCAGAATGAATACCGAGAGTAGTTATCTTTAGTTCCAGGTAGGCGACCCGAGCCTCCAAATCTCGGATACGCCGTGCTTGGGCTTCTGCATCGCCCACCTCAAGCGGGATGGCGTTGACACGCCATGACCCCCGCTTGGGCTGGGAGAGCAAACCCTTGGTTTGAAGAGCCCCGAGCACAGATCGGATGCGATTCCGGCTGTAGCAAGTGGTGTCTTTGTATATGAGGAGTGCGATGTTCGCGGTCGTCCCTTCGAAGTTGTCATAGAACCAGTCCATGACGGTATTCTGGAGAGTCCCTGGCCGCACCCCGGCCCAGACAGCCATGTTCTTTCCTTCGGTGGAGTATCTCTCCGACTCATACGATTTCCAAAGGGTGGCCTTCCTTGCGGGACAGGCTGATGTAGGTCCATGCACCCCGTGTACGTCCCCGGGGTTTCACTGTGCTCATAACGAGCACTTGGCAAGGAGCCTTCTCAAGAACAGCCATTGTCTTCGCCAAAGTCGCTGCATCCCACATGCGGTCATCGACTACGAGCAGAGAGTCGTCGCCGTCGGACAACGCCGCCGCCATCGCTGCAATCACCCGGGCTTCCGTCGAGCCCGAAAGGGCTGTGTGGAGTGTTCCGAAGTCGGTCGCAGTCATCCCTTTCCGGAGCCCGATGACCAGCTTGCCATCATCGACGTGGAAGTAGAGACTTTCTCCTTTGGGCAAGTACGAAGACGCCTTCTTCTGGAACTTGGCGACTCCTCCACTGGTGTTCAGGTCTTTCTGCATGATTTCCAGGATTTGCTCCTGCAAGTCTTTGAGAAGAGCGTTCTGCTTCTTCGCCATCGCCTCTCCACGTTTGGCTACAGTGCCGACTTTGAGGAGACGCCGATGGAGAAGAACCTCACCAATAGTCGTCCTCACTGTCTCGGTCTCGGGGATGCGAGTCACAGCTTCCTGCCCGCCCAACTGCTCCACCAAGTGACGGAGAGTGTTTGGTGCGTGGGTTGCCGGGTCACGCTTGTTCTCCAAGTACAGGGCCCGAAGCAAATCCCGAGCGTGAGCACGCTCCAGACTATCCCACAAACCCGCAATCTCGTCATCGGTGACCTCACGGATCGAGCCCAGGGATTCCAGGGCAATGATGCTTGCCTTCACTGCGGCGCTCTGCTCTCGTCTCGCAGACCCAAGCTTCGTGAGCAAAACCGAAAGATCAGACAGTTCGGAACTGTCCGACCAGTTTTGATCTAAGAGTCCGTGCAAATCTTCGTCGACTCGTGTCTGCTTCAGCCTTTCTTTGTTTTTGGGCTCGCATAGACGATGCCAGAAGAACTTAGCCTTGGTCTCTTCGCTCCCGGCGAGCACAGCGTGAAGCTCTGCGACAGACAGACCTACTCCGTTTGGGCCTGTCCGAACCGGACGCTTCCCTCCGTGCAGGACCCAGCTACATTCCTGCCCGTCGTCGAGAGAGGCGACGGCGTATGCTTTCTCCTCCCCGGGCGGAATCAAAGCGGAGAGCAAGTCGCCGCCCTTCACGGGCTTGTCTCGGTAGAGAAGCCCGAAGGCTGCCCCCGTCCGAGCAAGCTCTGCCGCCTCTGCGATGGCGCTCTTGCCCGCTTCGTTGTCTCCGATGAGAACAGTGTTCTTGCCCAGGGTGACTGTGTAGTCCTCCCCGTCTGGGCTCTTGATGTTGGTGGTCAGTTGTTCGATAAAGCTCATTCTGTTTCTCCTTGGGCATTGAGAGCCCTCTTGTAGAGGGCGGCGAGTGCCATGCCATTGACACGGCTGGGGTTGGATTTCCCATTGCGCCATCTCTGGACGCTCTGGGCGCTGGGGTTGATGCCCCCCAAGTGCTGCCCCATCCCGACGGCGATGGCTTCATCGGAGAAACCCGCCTCCCGAAGTTGGGCCAGCAGTTGGGCTGCACTGATTTGAGCTTGGACTCTCTCGTCAAGAGTTACGGACATTGGGCACCTCCAGGGGCAGTTTGAGTTGAGTAGATTCTTGGGGGGGTTCCCACAAGTCAAGAGTAAAGCCGCCCTGCCAATCCTCCGGGTCATGTTGGTGGATTCCAACGACCTTCTTGAGCGTGCCCTCGTCGAAGAGAATGACAGGACGGCCTACAGTGAGTGCCGCTTCAACAATCTGGGCTGTTGCACGGCCAACGGTTTCGCTGGGCACAACGATCATGTCGTAGTGCCGCTTCAAGGTAATGGAATCCTTGCGGGAAACAATCCCCTCAGCCCAGGCATCCCAATCACCTTTGAAGTGTAGCTTGTGGTCATCCCTCCCAGGAACCACTGATACTTTTATTGGATGCCCTGCCTTCTCCCCTCGGGCTCGAAGGAGTCCTCGAAGCTCCTTTGATGCGGCGTCAATGCCGTCGCTGGATAGCCCAGCGGGGTGGCCGAAAAACACTCTGATTCTACTCATTTAGACCTCCGTCCACCGATACCCGGTGGCTCCTTCTGCGGTGTAGGTAAGCAACGCCCCGGTCTTTCTACGCCGAGTCATCGCAGCCCCAAGAGCAGCCGCCGCAGCTTCGGCTTTCTCTTCGGGCACTTCCAAATAAAGAGCATCGTGTCCATGATTGATGAGCCATTCGAGGGGCATCACCACCCCCGGGCTTTCAACAGCTTCCGTGGCGAACCAATCTTGTATTCCGTAGAACAGTTCAATCATCGCCTCGTGGACGATATGGACTCCTCCTGCTTGAATCCCGTGGTTCACCAGTTCGTTCAGCTTGTCCTCATTTCGGAAGTAGCGTCGTCGATCCCAGAACGAATCTCCAATGAAACCCTCCCTTCGGTAGCGGCTTTCAACCTTACGCCACCATCTGGGGATTTCTGGGTCGGCACGCTTTAGACCTTCGATGACTTGGCGAATGTCCTCTACTTGCATGTGAGAGAAAATGAGGTTGCCCTCGTCATCCTCGACGGACACGACTTGTTCGTGGATACGCTTCACGGATGCTGCGTACTGCCACGCATACCGGACGTTCTTGGTGATGTCTCGGGTTGCTTTGAACTGGCCTTTCCCCTTAGCTCTTCGGTCTTCGGGAGCGCCGTCCAAGCCCCACACCTCGGGCCCGTAGATGACTTCCATCGTTTCATTGTGCGGGTCCAGGTTGTCGTTGATGATGCGGAGTGAGTTCATCGCCTGGGCTTCTTCTGCGATGAGGCGCATTTCCAACTGGTCCATGTCTGCCCCAACCAGTAGGTGCCCAGGGCGAGCGACGTACATGTCCCTGATAGAGTAGGGCTGGTTCTGCATGTTTGGATTGCTCGACGAGTAGCGCCCTGTTTTGGGTAGCCGGTTGTAGGATGGGTGTACACGGTTGACCGTTGTTCCCATGAGCGGACGGATGTATGTGCCCAAGAGTTTGCTCGCCTTGCGAAAAGCCCGAACGGAGTTGATGAAGTGGACCTTCTCCTCGTCCAGCCCGTAGTGGATGAGCATCGCCCGGAGCGTTGTGTCGTCTGTGGAAGGGTCGCCCGTCTTCTCCGAGTAGTGGTGAGGAGCAAGACCCCAATCTTTGAAGAGCAGCTTTGCCATTTGCTGGGTGCTTTGTGGGTTGAACTTCTCCCCACCGATGCTGTGGCACTCCGCGAGGTGGTGCTTAGCCCTCTGTTCAAGCAGGAGGCTTTTCTCCTCAAGACGCTCTCGATCCAGGTGCATCCCGTTCGACTGCATGACTGTGCCCAACGCCTGGAGCATGTGCTCTCTGGGCAGAAGGTGTGTCTGCCGACGGTTCTTCACGTCTCGGGCAAGAGGGGTAGCGATTCGAGCAGTGACGCAGGCATCCTTCCCGCAATAGACATGAAGCTCTCGGTTGGTCTTCGCCTCGGTTGCGGTGTGGTCAGCCTTCCAGGCTTCCGGGTTGTCGGTGTAGAAGGAGCCGACAAAACCAAGACCGTGGGGGAGTTCGTTGTCTGCCAAGAGGTGCAGAAGCAGCGTATCTGCCGCGAGGTTGGGTGTTTGGCCGAGCCACTGTTCGCACACAAGACGGTCATACTGGCCCGCGTTGTGGCCTAAGATCGAAAGCTCGCTACATAAAATGTCGCGAACCATTTCTTTGATTTGCTTCTCCTGGGCTGGAGGCATGAGAGCCTCGCCTTGGATGCCCAGGGTAGGGATGACGAGTGCCTCGTCCTCGTTGCTGATGGCAATGCACCGGACGTTGGCGGTCATCGGATCAATCGAATCCGTCTCAACATCGTATGCGAGGGGAGCCCCCAGCGTCCGGAACCGCCGAAGCTGTTGGAAGACCTTGCCCGGATCGTTCGTGATTACGATCCGTGGTTCTATCCACTGGAGACTCCCGTTGAAGAACCTAAATGCTTTCCGAAGATCGTGCTGGAAAACTTCGCGATATGCGGGCATCTGAAGGACGAACGAGGGGTGAATAGTATACGCAACCCTAAGTGTGACCTTGGAATCCCAAGGGGCAGGCACCTCTTCACATCCTCCCCGAATGCCCATGATGGAGAAATCGCCACCACGGATAGCCTTTGTGGCAGTCTTCCCTAAACACACGATATTTTTTATACCAGTTTGCCTAAGCTCCTGGAGCAGCCTGCCACGGCACGCTGCTGCCGGGCGAAGGATTTGTTCTGCGGTGGGATTATCCCGCCGGAGTTTGCGGTTGGCCCGGGCGACCATGATGTTCGCCGCTTCCAAGTCGTTCTTGGGTGGGCGGCATTGAAGAGCGTTGGTGATGTGGCACAAGTCCCGACGAATGTTCAAGGCGTCCAGGGCTCGCTGGAGTTCCATTCCACCCGGGCCAACGAAGGGCCTCCCTTCCATGACCTCGTGAGTTCCGGGTGCCTCACCTATGAGAATCACCTTGTCGTGCGGATGCTTCTCCGGGCCGACCGGATCTCCGGTGTCGGCCGTGCGGAGTGGGCACCGCGCACAGCGAGGGGATGCCCCCCCTCCCGAAGGAGAGGGGGCCGGGTTTGTGACACACCCCTGCATCACTTACCCTTCCAGCAGGAAGTCGAAGTTCTCTTCCGAGGATGCTGCGGGCGCAGCAACCGCTTTCCCGTTGCTCCCGTTGGTGGGCGCAGCAGCTTCCACCTGGAAGTCCGAAGACACAGGCTTGCTGGTGGCGCTCACAATCTGCTCGAACTGTGCCTTCTGGTAAAAGCGATAGCGGGGGTAGCTCCCCTCCACGCGACGACCGTTGTCTTCCAACTCGGGCGGGGTGTAGTTGAAGAACACCGGACGGTTGACCACCTTGTCCATGGGCAACTTCATGGAACCGCTCATCTTGTCCTCGGGGATTCCAGCGGAGACGAGGAAGCCCATGAGGAAAGCGAGGCCGTTCCCGGACAGGTTGAAGCTCTCCCGGTGACGGATGCCGTCGGTGATCATGTAGACATACAGACGGCCAGCGTTGTCTTCGTACTGGCGGGTTTCAAGGACAGTACCGGTGTGGAACCCCTCGGTGAGGTAGCCCAGGGATGAGCCGCCTGCGGGAGTCGTGCCGGTGAAGTCCACGGTGATGGTGGGGTTGATGATTTCAGAGGACATGATTTAGTGCTCCTTGTAGATACACACGTTGTTGGTTTGCTGTTCTCCCAAAGGGAGGGGGGGATGGAGAGCCAGCCAGGACTTGAGAGGAAAAAGCATAAAAAACCCAAGTCCCAGCCGACCCCCCAAAACTCTAAGCGAATAGCTCCTCGTCGTCGGTTGGCAGGGCAAAGGTTTGCGCGATGCCGACGTTCTGGTGATGGATGAGGATGGCCCGGTGAAGTGCGTCCTGCATCGCCCACCTGACGTGGGGAACAGGGTGCTCTCCTCGGAGGGCTCCGAATGCTTTCTGGATGATGGTCGGCCAGTTCTCAATCCCGTCTTCCAGGATCTTGTCGGACAGTTTTTCAACCACCTTGGGCATCCACTCCATCCCCGGGGGATATGGGATGGGGTAGCCTGCATGGCGCAGTCCTTCGGCAATGTTCATGGGAGCCATGCCCGGGAAGACTCCAAGCCTGTCGCCACACACGTAGTCGGGCTGGGGCTCGAAGCACAGTTGATACTTCCATGGGGCAGCGGTCGCCTCGAACATGGCTCGGCCAATCACGTCTACCATCCCACTGAACTTCTCGGGCAGTTGCCCAGGAAGAGCGGGGCCACCACGGATGAACTTGCCACTGCTTGTGCGGGGCGGTTGCTCGTGGCAGTTGAAGATGACGACGGTGCCACGCTCGGTTGCTTCCCGGGCTGCATCCCTGATTTCAAGCACGTCCCTGGTCAGGGCGCTCCACATATTGGAGCGTCCTTTGGTCGCCTCGTACTCGTTGATGGTGGACTCGACCACAAGGGAGAAGTCATCCATCACAATCGAGGGGGGCCGAGATGTCCCAGAGCCCAACAAGCTTTTGATCTGCGCCGTTGCCTCGGGCACCAGCTTGGCTGGACGAATGTCCAGGTTCTTGATGCCCAAGAACTGGCGGGCGGACATGAGCCCAGAGGGGCTCCCGATGAATGCTCCCGTGGAACCAGCCGCAGCCGACGCTACAGTTTTACCAGCCTTGCTGGGCCCATAGAGGCAGATGAAGACTCCCGGCATAGCCGGAGCCTTTCCGTTTGATTTGCTCACGATTTACTCCTACACACAGATTTAGAACACTAACACACTATCGAAGACCGAACTGACATTGCTCAAAAGCAGAGCACTGGCCGTACTTACCAAAGCAAGTCTGGTTGTTCAGGGCCATGGGGAAGCCAGATAGCTTGCCGCTCTCACCGTATTTCTGAATCAAACGCTCAGCGTTGATGACAGTGTCGGTGAAGTTCTTGAGCGCAGCAGGCGCGGGCTCCAGGGCCCGGCGGTCGAAGTCATGGGGATGGGCAAGCTTGATGCGGTTGACGATGACACCCGCGAAACGCTCGCCATACTTGGCCCGGCCAAACATTTGGTAGCCCAAGAACTGTCCGTCCAGGATGTGCTGCCGGAGGGTCTTGGACACGATGCGGTAGCAGGATTTGTGGTCAACAATCCACACGCGCTCGTGCTCATCCTCAACAACGAGGTCGGGCCGCTGGGTGTAGAGAAACTTTTCGCCCCCCAACCGGGCTCGCATTTCCTCCTCTACTTCAAGCACCTTCCACTTCTCGGCGCTCCAGTTTTGCCGGTACTCATAGTAAGCAGCTATGACATTTCCATGGTTCTGTTCCCACAGCTTGGACTGGTCGGCATTCTTTTCTGCGAGCGCCATGACTGCGTGCTCGGGATGTTTCCAAACATTCGGGTCTGTGCCCTGCTGGCGACATTGCAGCCGCTTGTAGTGGTGGGCAAGGGCCAAGTGAATCAGTGTGCCGGACACCAAGGGACTGCTTGTCTTGAACTCCAAGCCTTCGATATGCCTCAAAGCATAGAGCCTGGGACAGCGGAGCACTGATTCGATGCGGTGCCAACCGCGCTCGGATGGCCCGGTGTAAAGCATCGCACCCTGATCGGGTGTGAGGGGGGTCGGTTGCATTGGTCTTTCCTACTTGTAGTGTAGCATGGGGTATAGGCACCCGCAAGTCAAGTGCCCATATAGTTTAGGGAGAGTGTTCAGGAGAAACAGGCCCCTGGGAAATGCGGGCCAGCAACGAAGCGCGGGCCTCGGGGCTGTTGTCTACTCCTGCCAGGGCTCCTTCAATCTCCTGGGCTGCGTTGTCCTCGGCCACTTCTCCGACGTGGGGCAGCTTGTCCAAGAGCAGGTCAGCGACGTGTTCGTCCGCTGTTGCCCGGGCAATGATGTAGGACACGAGCACGGGCCGTGTTTGGCCCAGGCGGGCGAAGCGCCCCTCCCACTGAATCACCTTGTCCGGAGTCCAGGGGAGCATGGCGATGATGGCCAAGTCCGTGTCCTGCAAGTCGATACTCTCACCCCAGGCGTCTCCCGTGCCTACGAGCAGCGAGGGCCCAGGTGAAGCCATGTACTCATTGCGGATGCGGTCCCGCTCGGCGGTGTCGGTCCCTCCGTGGGCCCACCAGATTTCTGCCTTGGGTACTCGGGCGAGACAGAACTTCTCCAGCTTCTCGGCCAGCCGTTCGCAGTCCAGGCGTCGGCCCGTGAAGACCACGACCTTTTGCCCGGCGCGGAGACAGTCAACGACCCGGTCTTGGATGTAGTTGTGCTTGCGGGAAGCAGCCTCCATCATCAGGGTTTCGAAGTAGGATTCCTGGTCGCCGCTCTTTGCTGCACGTTGGATCTCTCGCTTCATCGCTGCGGGCTTGTTCTGCTCTTGGACATTCAGTCGAATGATTTCCCTGCGCTTGGCTGGGAGGTGCTGGTTTACAGCGTCTCGGGTCACCCGGACCTTTACGAAGCCCAGGCGCTCGCGTAGTTCTTCTGCGTTGGTCAGCCCGTTGTACTGGTAGCCGTAGCCGGTGTGTTCTCCTCCGCAATATCTCACACCGAAGTTGTGGAAGGTTCCCCACTGCCAGGGCTCTACCAGATCAAGTTGCGTCCATAGGTCGCGCACTCGGCCCGGGATGGGTGTGGCCGTGAGTCCGATGCTCCGGTTGCTCGCTTGGGCAATCTTCCGGGCAGCGTCGAGGCTGTTGCCCAGCCCCTTGAACTTGACGGAGCCGTCCTGCTGAACGATGGCCTTGCAGTGCTTGGGCCTGCGGAGCCAGTGAATCTCATCCCACACGGTAATGCGGATGTGCTTGGAGAGGGCGTCTGCCCAATACTTGATAGTCTCCCATGCGGTGACGTAGATCACTTCCTTGCTCAGTTCAAAACCCAGTGGTGGCTTTTGTCCTAAGAGGAGCACGGGCTCCAGCGTCGTGTACCTGCGGATTTGTTCAACCCAGGTTCCCCGGGCAGCGGCTTTGGTTACCACGAGCCTCGGCCCAGAGGTGTTGACCATGACCACGAGGGCGGTCAGGGTCTTGCCTGCACCGGGCGGGGCCCAGCCATGAGAGCCCGGGAGAGCAAGCATCTTCCGAATCATCTCTTTCTGGTGGGGCTTGGCGAACGTGTCCAGCCCAGGGGTAAGCCTCGGGCAAGTGAGCGCCTCGTGCAGAATCTCATCTGAAACTGTGTTCAGTGTGCTGGGCTCCCAGCCCAGGAGAGAATGTGCGTTGTGCGGTACGCGGAATCCATTGCCCCGCTTGTTCTTCCATATGCCCGGGATGGTGATAGCCTCCGGGGGCACTTCATCCGTAAAGACGAAACGTCTCATTGCTTTTCTCCTTAGTAGTTGTCGTCAGTGAGGGGCGCGAACATCACAAGGTTCCCTTCTTCTTCCTCCTCCTTCCAGGCAGCCCCGTGAACATTCACGTAGTAGTTCTCGCCTCGGTGCTTTTTCAGTTCCAGCCCATGGTTGGTTGTCGCTTCGTGCCGGAACTCACTTTCAGATACACGCCCGTGCTTCTCTCCTGTAGATTCGAGCCACGTTCGGAAGCAGCCGTACAGGTACATTGTGTGGACACTGGTTGTTCCTTTCGACACTTCGGTTGATCGGTTCACCACAAACTGCGGATTGGGCGGGCACTTCTGGGAAAGTGCAGGAAGCCCGAGGTAGTTGAGGTCGTCGATGAACCGTTCGGTGGTAGACTTGGAAAGCTCGATAAGATCCTTCTTCGCCTGCGTCTCGATGGGCCTGGAAAGGATTTGGACGTTCACACTCCGGCGGCGCATGTCGTAAGCGAATGCTGCAATCTCTTCCTGGAAAGCATCCGTGAACGTGCCGCCGTCCTCGCCCGTCTTGAAGAAGGATGAGAACTTGTCTCGATAGAACCTGCTCACCTGGGACGCCCGGAGGATTGTGTATCGCCGGTCGTTCTTCTCCACGTTGATGGGCTTTGTCTTGTTTGAGGTCATCCACCACGTCATGCGGTTTGTTTCAGTTGTAGGCGCACAGTTAGGCAGGCGGCAGGAGACTGTCTCATCGGTGATGTAGGTCTTCATGGAAGCAGTGACGGAAGCGTTCCCTCGGCCTCCGATCTCCAGTTCATCTGCCAAGCACAAGAGCTTCAGGGCGAACGGGTTGAACGTGTCGCGCAGCCCACGGTCGGTGACCGTAGCGCAGTTCTCTCGTCCGATGACCTCTCTAAGGATGTTTCCGTACAAGGACTTCCCGATTCCCTGTTGGGGCGACGTGGAAATGACAGCAATCATTCCTCGCTGCTCGGGATGCTGGATGAGGTTTGCTGTCCAATCAAGCAGCCAGTCGAGGGCTGCCGATTCGTGGCCCGTGAGTACCTGGACAATCTCATAGATATTCGGCCAACGAGATTGTTCGGTCACACCTTCCCCTTCTCGGGGCACCAGCCTGGGTTTTGCATAGAGGTTGAGCATTAGACCTTCGTCCGTGGAAACTACAGGAGCGCCACGAGACTCGCAAACATAACCACGGGACTGGCGGGAGTGGGTGTCTCCGATCAGCGCCAAGACATGCTTGTGGCCCAGGGGAGTGGTATCGTTCCGTTCTCGGAGGCGGCCTTCCATGTAGTGATGGATGTCCCGCTCCTTCATGGGAGCGCCGACTTGCCACGCGTTGTCCTGGTATTCCACCCAGGCTTTGAGGCGTGTGCTGTAGGAAATGCTCTTCTCTACATGGAGCCTCACAGCGTTGGGCACTTCGGCCAGAATCTTGTTGGACTCTTCAAAGGTAGATGCTTTCTTCTTTTGATCGTCGGCTTCCCGGCTGGCCCAGAAGGTTCGCTGGGGGTGCTCTCCCTTGGCGTGTGCATGGTTCTGCGATTCGCAGCGCAAGCGCAAACGGAGATTCTTCGCCACGTCGATGTATGCACTCCCCGGGCTGGCTCCGGGTTCGATGGGGCACGCGCAGCGGAAGCGCCCGATGCGCTCATCCGGTTCTACACCACGCTCCAAGCACGCTTGCTGCTGGGCTATGCCTTCTTCCCACAGGTCTGCGACAGAGCGAACGCCTCCACCGTCTCGGGGGGAGAGAGTGATGGCAAGGTTCAGCGGGACCTTCCGCTTTCCGTCTTCGCCGGGCCACGCGCTTAGATTAAGCTGCTGGGGCTTGGGAGGTTCTTCCATGATTTCATCCACACACAAAGGGGAGTCGGCTACTTCTAAGTAACCTTCGTATTCTACTTCGGGGTGCTGCACAGGGCAGACCCAAGTGCGAGAAAGATCGCTCGTGGATTTGTCGAGCCCATCGACGTAGCCCACGCGAATAGCTGCGTTCTCGTGAAGCCGCTTGAGGCACTGTGTTGCAGCGCGGCGATTCCCCCTCGGGCCTTTCAGTTCCTCAATGGGGATGGCCCGGTCGAGGAAAAGGACAAGACGGTAACGTGGGTTCTCGGGCGTATGGCCCAGGGTGGTGTGGATCCCGTGGGCGAGCTTCACCTCTTCCTTGATGTGCTTGTGCAGCTTGGCGGGCGACCACTCCGGGTGATCATAGTCAAGCACCAGGGCAGTGATAGCTCGAACGTTCTTGTCGTTGCGGCGGCCTTCGTCGAACACTGCCGGGTTCCACGTAGGCATCTTCTTCTTGGAGGCACTCGCCACACATTTCTTGGGAGCCCGGAAGAAACGGTCCAGCCAGTCCAAGTTATTGACAACCGCACTGGACAGGTTTACAGTGGTCATGCCTTTCTTGGCTACAGAAATGTGCCAGGGGAGGAATGTCGGCTGGGTTCTTTTTTGCATTGGGTTCCTTAGTCGGCCGGTCTCGGAGCTACAGGGGTGTGGCTCCGGGGCCTTCTTAGTTTAGAGGGTGGCGGTGGAAGGGGCCAGGAAAGGCCCGTGGTTGCGGATACCTTGGAGGGCTTCCAGAAGCTCGCTCACGGAAGGAAGCTTCCTCTCGAAAGCATGAGAGTAGGGGTGCTGCATTGTCATTCCGAGGAGGGGGGATTGCGGAAGACTTGTGGGGCGAGGTCAGAGGAACACCATATCACAGGGCGCTCCTCTCCTCTCCGCTGTTGTTTGCGGACGAACCCACTGGCCCGGAGAAGTTTGCCCAGGCGGACTTTGATGCGGCGCGTACCTCGAAAGCGCGGGTCGAGTGCGCTCTCCTCGATTAGTTGATCAATCAGTTCATCCAGTTCGAACCCGTGCTGGCACCGGTCGAGCCCGTGGGCAGAGAGGAGGGCTGCGTCGGGACAGAAGGTCTCCAAAGAATCAGGAGCCGGAGGCTTCCAGGTTTCGAGGGCAGCGAGGGCAGCTTCAATGGGCGTGATGTTTGGGCCCATCTGCTTAGCTACCTCTCGGGCTTTGGTGATCATCTGCTGTTGGAGGGCGAGGGATTCTTGTGCGGTCATGGTGTCTCCTGCCGGGAGGTTTGGGGGAAATGTATGTTAACTCGGAGGTTGTTGGGGTGCAAGTCATTAGGATGGCCTCCCCCCCTCTGGAGCATAGGGGAGAAAAGGGGGGAACTTACTTGGTATTGTACTCTAAGTAAGTAAGTTCAGCTTTTTTTGAAAGACCTTCCCGAGGGTGGGGGCCATCCTAATGAGATCGACGTAAGTACCTGGAATCGTTGAAGTCTGCTTCATTAGACTGTCGGGTGAGGGGCCCTCCAAGTTCAGCGCGGGGGAACTTGAAAAGGTACTTGCCAAGTTCATTCCCAAGTTCAGCGCGGGGGAACTTGGATCGGTAGTCAGGCGCAGGACCACCTACTCTTCTGGGCTAAGGGGGAGGGCCAGATAAAACATGGAATGTATGAAGGGACAGGGGCCCGAAGACCCCTGCCCCGAGTGTTCGCCAGCCGTCTCGGGCTATGCACTTATGGCTTGCATGAGGGCGAGCGCAGCGGTGGCTTCCACCTCGTCCGCACGGTCCCGCAGTTCCTTGAATGACTTCTGGAAGATGCCTTCATACCGTTGGAGGTACTCGTCCAGTTCCTGGGCCATGGTTTCACGGGACTTGAGCGCCCGCTTGCCGAGGTCACCCGACTCGATGGATTCTGCCAGGGCATCAAGCTTGGCTTGCACCTGGGTGATGACTGCATCACAGACAGCATCCACAGTCTCGGGCTCGGTGGTGGTGCGGAGCAAGTACATCTTGTTTCCAGAGTTCGCACCCTCAATCACCCGGGCCACCTGTTCCCACTTGGGCACGTCCTCCTCGGCCAGCCAGTAGAATCCACCGGATGGGCGGAGGGACACTCCCTTCAAGGATTCAACACAGCGGACAAGGATCTGCCCCATCTGGGCGGCGGGCACCTTGCCCTTCTCCAAGGCAAACTCTTCCCGCACACGCTGGATGAGAAAGTGATCTCCCGGGCGGAAGACAAGGTACGCCTCGCCTCCCATGTGGCTGGGGTAGATGATCAGGACTTGCATCTGCTGCTCATGCACCATGTCCCCGTTGTCGTCGGTGCTTTCGTGGATGACTGCAAACCCAGCCTTCCCTTCCAGCGGACGGATCAACTGGCGTCGGCCAGGGTACACAGTTGCCAGGGCTCGACGGAGCGACGGCTTGTCCGTCATCTCTACGGGCACGCAGTGACTCAGGCCAGCAGGCTTGAGCCCGTCGTGGACTACATCCAGTGGCGTACCGTCAGTCAGGGACCAGTACCCGATGACTCCATTCAGTTTCAGTTCTCGATGTTGCATTGTTCTTTCCTCACGATGCTTGATTGCACCAGACAACCCACCGACTCACGCCGATGGATTGTAGGGAGAATCAACTACCCTGGGCTAATCCTCAATCTGCACGGTCTTGGCCCATGAGGGCACGCGTTCAATCCATGAACTCTTGCCGACGGCGCAGACTACCAGGGGCACAGGACACCTCTTCCTGGGCCAGTCCGTCTCGCAGTCGGTGACGACGATGATGACGTGCGGTCGGGGCGTAGACTTGAGGGCGGCCTCAATCCCAACGCGCATGTCCGTTCCACCTCGCCGGTCAATCTCCACGCGGGAAGCATTGGCCACCTTCTGGGCTGCGCCTGCGGACGTGTCGCAGCAGAACACAGTGACAGAAGATCCTACTGCCCGGCAGATACCGTTGATTTCAGACAGCCCGCTCTCCACCATCTGGTTGCTCATGGAGCCGGACGTGTCGAGTACAAGGGCAATCTCAATCTTGGGCTTGTACATAGCAGGGAGGATGATTCCTCCAAGCGCAGACTGCCTACGATTGATCTTCCTGTACGTGTAGTCCTCCGCTCCTGCGCTCATCTCAATGGATGCTCGCACGATACGGGACAGCGTTTGCTGCCACGGGATTGTGGGAGGGGCGAGCGTCTCGTTTGCCCATTCTTGCCACTCGACAGACACGGAGCCGATGCCATTCTGCTGGACATGCTTCCGAACTTCCTCGGCTACATGCTGGCGGATAGCTTCCAGTTCTCCCTCGCTCATCCCTTGAGCCTCCGGGCTATCCGGGTCGGCGTCCGGGTCAGGTGGCCCAAGCTCCCACTCACGTTCCGGGCCTCCAGCACCGGAACCACAGTCGCAGCCACCGGGCTGGCCCTGTCCTTGACCGTCGCCTTCTCCCGGCTCATCTCCGGGTTGGCCTCCCCCGTCATCACCACCCTCGTCATCCTCGGGCAGGTTGACGTAGTACCACTCTGCCAGTTTCCCCTCGGGCAAACCCAGCTTGTGGGGAAACACACACCAGCCCTGGAGATTCTCTTTCAGCACACGGTCATCATTGATCTCACAGTCACCGGCCTTGTTCCACCGTTGGTGGTCAGGCTTCATCCCGTTCATCACGGGCAGACGTTTGAAGCGAATGGCATGCCGCCGGAGAATGTGGCCGGCTACTTCATGCAGCAGGTCAGCAGCGAGCGCATCTAGCGTCTCCGTTGTGAGCATGATGGGGTCGTAGAAGACCCGTCCAAACTCATCACACGCCCAGCCTCCGCTCTTCTGCCGCAGTCCTGGCACCGGCACCAGGGGAGCAGCATAGAGCGCTCGGGCTACATACGGCATGAGTTGTCGTGCGCGTAAGCGTACAGCAGTGAGAGGGAATCCATCCTCTCGTCCGCTGTGGTTTACAGTAGGTCTCGGTTGCATTGTTCTTTCCTCATTATCCTACGGGATGTAGGGAATAGCCCACCCCCCATGCGAGGGATGGGCTGTGCTCTACAGCCAGTCGATCCAACCGTTGCCGTCAAGGGCGTTGTACCAGTTGTCGCCCAGCGGACGTATCTTCCACTCTCCAGCGGAGCGGGTCACGAGCGCCCATGCGAAAACGGATACTACTTTTCCGGCGTTGCTCCTCCGGTTCAACCCAGCGTGGTGTACCTGCACAGGGAAAGACACATCCCCCTGGGCAGGAATCTCCACGGGTGGAGCGTCGATGATGAACACGCCCTTCACGTCGTCCCTTACGCGAGCGTCCTTCCCCAGCGAGGCGAACGGTTTCCCAGCAACATGGGTTTGCCAACGCCGCATGGAATGAACGCCTTGACAGAGGTTGTTCTGGAAGTATTGGTGCCATTTTCCTGTACGCTGTTTGATACGTGCTTGGAAAAGGCTCAATGCTTCCACCTCACTCCTCTTTTTGGGCTGGTTGTTACTCCATGAGCGATTCTCGGAGAGCCCACGAACCCAGCGACGGTACTTCCCAAAAGCAGGCTTCACGCCACACTTGGCAGCGGTGAGTGCATCCTGCCAGAGCACTTCCTGGGCACCATATAAGCCGTACCCCAAGTCGCTGATAGTTTGCTCCTGTCCCTTCTCCCAGCATGAATCGAGCGTAGCAACGCAGTCAGCGAACACCGCACGGGGTGGTGTTTCATAGCCAGCGTGCCTCTCTCGTTTCTCCTTCACCTTGAGCGCAAGCTGCCCCCACGGGCGCAACTCCGTGGGCAACTGGCGGAGGGCATACTTCACGGATATTTTCCGCAGTTCCATACTGCGAGACTCATTCCACCGGCCCTTGTTCTTCACGCTTTCATACTGGCGTTCCTCGTTTACCCAGCGTGGAAGCGCGTGCTCCTCTACTGGACGGTCGCAAGGATCTTCTGCCGTGAGCCAGCGCCACCACCATAGAACTTCATGGCAACGGCAACGCAGGTCAGGATTTAGGGCACGCAGCATCTCCATGCCGGCGTCCGTATCCTCGTCGTGATCCAGTAGGGTCAGTCGTCCGTGGTTCGTGAGAACGATACGGTGCAGTGAGTTGCAACACCGTACCTTCTCAAGCGCCCGAACGTGGTCCGGGGTATGCCTCATGCAGCACCTCCCGCCGATGCGTCAGGACTCATGCCGACCATGCGGAAGATATTCATGACGCTGGCCATCCCCTTGGGCAGAGCCTTCAACGCGCCCTGAATGTAGAAGGGATTCGGCGAGCCATCACCCAGCTTGGG